GTCAGTCCCCTCCCTGTTTGGGGAGGGTTAGGGTGGGGTAGTTCTTCGACCGACAAGACGTTATTATCACCCCAACAACATCACCGACTTCGCCGCCGGCTAAACACCCGCACCGTCGTATCCTCACCCAACAACAACAGCCTTAGCACCGCATACACAAAAGCATCCACCTGATCATCATTCTCGTCGTCAGGAAACATCGTCAACTCGCTTAGGAATGAAGCCAACCATGTAGCCCCGCTGCGCAACAATACCCGCCGATTCGCAATAAAGACCGTGGTACTACGCGCCCTAGCCGTCTTGTCCCGTCCACCCGTATCAATCCGGGCAATCGGGATCCCCGATTCTTGCTCGAGCACCTGGATGACGCTCTTACCGCTACCAATGTCTTCGATGCCCACTTCATCCGGGCGCCATATTTGAAACTGGCTGACAATCGATTCCTTGAGCTGCGGCAACGCCAGTTTTGCCCGGTACACATCCAGCACATACGCCTTGCCACGCCACAAACCCGCCGTTACACAAACCGACCAGTCAGCCGCCTTCTTCTCCTCATACGCCGTGTCCCAAATCTGCACGAGCGTCTCAAAGCCACCAGCTAGTCTTATTTCTTCCAGCAGCGCGTCATCAAACCAGCCAAACTCCTCACGCTTGAAGATCTTCCCAGCCAAGGCCCGCAGATCATTCATCTTCTCGCGGATCCACACCGCCACATCCAGCGAGGCTAGCTTCTCCAAGAGCAACGCCTCAATCGGCCACTTCTGCGGCCACAACGTCCGCACGCCTGGCGTTCGCACCGTCACATCCACAATAATGCCATCAGCGTTGCGTACGGGGTCAAACTCAATTTCATCTAAGCTATGGCTCAAAATAGCGCTTGTCTTGAAGGTGTCCCACACGGGCGATTGCAAGACGATGTTGTAAACATCTTGCTTATTCGTTTTTAAAGTGCCGACAACAATGATTTTGGTGTGGGGTTCACGCAACTGCATGATTGTCCCCGTAAACCACTCCACAATCCCGCGTAGCCGATCATCCGTCCGCGTGTTCTCATCGTCTTCGATGTCATCCAGGATGATCAAATCGAAGTGGCCACCGGTGATCGCACCGCCCACACCCACCGCCTCAACCGTGGGATCCTTACCGCGTCGCTTGCGCTTCACATAGATTCTGCGCTGCTGCCAAGCCCCTTGCCGCTCACCCGCTAAGCTAACCTGGCCGGACTTGTTAGAGATGTCACGTTGGCCAACGGTTTCTTGCCAGTGCTGCGTATAATAGGACTTTAGCCCAAAGTTGCTTTCTAGTTCGCTCTTGATCACGCCGAGCGTCTTCTCCGCTTCAGTCGCCACCTTCTGGATGATCAGAATGCGGATGTTGGGGTCTTCGCAGATGCGCCGCAAGGGGTAAGAGATACAAAATATCTCACTCTTGCCGTGGTCACGCGGCCAAAAATCCGCTTGATACTGCACCGGCCCATCGACCCGCCGCGCCATATCATATTGGTGCGCCGCTGGCTCCACCCCAGGCCGCCAGCACTTTGCAAAAATGGCCGTGTTGCGCCTGCCGGCAGCCCTGACCTTATCAATCGCGCTCACGGATTATTCAAGCAAGCCAGTTCCCCATTGGCTTGCTTGATTCAATAGTCGGATAACACCCCAGCGCTGCCCCTTCTGATCGACCTCACTAGATGCCCAGCGTAATGCCTTTCCATTGCGCAACTTTTTGGGCATTCTAGTCATAAAATACGCTAGGCTGGTAACGGTTAGGCTGGTCTGCTTATCAATCTGTACAGCTACTAAGTCATTGCTCACAATCGTATACAGTGCTTGCGCCGATTCCCATGTGCAGCGATAGCACGAAAGCCCCATCTTTATATGCTCCGTCATAGTGGGTTGCCGCTGATTATCCTTGTAAAATTCTACGCTACCAGGACACCACAATTCTTCTTCTCCACACCATGGGCAAAGTGGCCAGCCGTCTTTTCTGAACTCGTAATATAGCTTCCCTACCTTGATCGTCATTTGCTCGCTAGCTCCTTGAGCGCCTGCTCAACCGCCTTCTGCTCTTCATCGTCCAACATCTCATCAATCTCACCCACCGCCAAGGCTCCCTTTAGATCAATCGTCCCCTTCGGATTATACTGGCCAGTAAGCTCGAGGAAGAGCTTGCGGTCTTGGTGGGCCTGTGGCGTCGGATCTATCGCCACCGTCACCAGCGCCTGCATCACGTCGGCGATGTGGTCACCCAGCAGCTTCTTCGGCCCCGCCTCAATGCGCTTCTCAATCTCCGGGTCAGCCAGCTTCCACCGGCGAATCGTCGCGGTATTGGTCAGACCGAGTACTTCAATCAACTCGATCTCGAAGCGTGGCCACCGCTTCTTGGAAGGAACGCAGCTCCACGCGATATAAAGAGCCTTGCGCCAATCCCAGCGCGCCACCCAGCGCGAAGGCTTGCCCTCGCGCTTGACCTCAACCCGCTCTTCGAGCAGATCCCGATACATCGCTTCCCAGGCCACCGGCTCCTCAGTCGCCTCGGCCCACTGCGGCTCCGGTCGCGCCCGTCGGGCATCGAGCAGCGCCTCCAACCGTTCCCGGCTGGCTCGGCTCTCCGCTTGGCCAGGCGCATTTTCTGAGGCCGTAAATCCGGGCTCAACGTCGGCCATGCTCCGCCTCTCCTCGCGCCATAATCGCCCCCAACACAGTCGCCGCCTCGTCCATCCCCAGGGCCTTGAATGTCCCCAGATTGTCCCAAAGCGGCCACATGTCGGCGACCGGATACCAACGCGGCAACAACCACGCCTCATGCACGCGCACCCGATCCGACCGTTCGGTGATCAATACTTCCCGCCTTTTTCGCTTCACCCGCCCCGCGCACAACACTGCCGCCACCTTGCGCCCAGGGCCTCGACTCCGCCCAGCTCGCCACACCACCCACATTCCTGCCGCCCGTTTCCGGCTGCCCGCCTTGACCAACCGTCGCACAATCTCCTCTTGAGTCAAGGTTTCCTCTCCCCTAACTGTCGCTCAATCGACCCAATCGGCGCCATCGCATTCAACTGCTTTTGCGCCGCGTCGATCTTGGAAATAAACGTCATCATCACGATCAAAAGCACGCCGGCGACCACGATCATCAGCACCTGAAACCAAGTGGGATAATTGCTCTGCCTTGAACGTATCTTGCTCAACTCCTCACGCAAGACAACAAGGTCACACTCTACCAGCGTCATCCGAAAATTAAAATTGTCCTCCATGCGCTGCAACTGGAAATGAATCTGCTCCAGTCGATCCTGGTGGTCATAGGGAAAAATATTGATTTCGTTGCCGGCGTTTAGCTGGTCACGGCCCACCACATCCCCGCCGCCAGTGCCCACATCGCCCCCAATCTGCGCACCGCCATCAGTTGAAACATCCGGCATCACACTCACCTATCTAAAAACCGTGAAAATCGCGCTTTCCCTTCAGGCAAAAGCGGCGCCAGCCGCCCAAATCCTCCTTTAGCCCCGATTTATGTCTACACGAAGATGGCAACAAAAAAGACGGAGGCTGCTCAGTACAAGCCGCCCCCGTCTTATCAACCCACTAGCCCCACCCCTAGTATAGCATGTGCCCCCACCCACTAACAATAGCCCCGTAGAACCAAGACGCCCATGCAGAAAGAAAATCTGCGTGGGCGTCTGTTGGGCGGTTGGGCTGCAATCATGCAGCGGGTTGGGCAGATTCAACTATATCACTGCCGTTCGCCACTGTGAATAGGACAATTGGCGTATACTAAAACTTCTTTCCGTGCTTATACGGTCGGCCTGCATTGTAGGCCATCTTTGCCAAAATCGCCTCAGGTAGGCGCAGGCATCGAGATAGTGCCGTATCCATAATCCGAATAATCACATCGGCGAACTCCTCTTCCAATCCGCTAAATTCTGGGATATGATCGCTGGGTTGGTTCCCATGCCGAATCGCCTCTAGCGCCTCCGACAACTCCGAATGCATGAGGGCGATCATCTCCCCATCATTCCGTTCATTCTCCCAAAATCCCCGATTCACAGCATTCTCATGCACGCTGGCCATTACCGCGTTGAAGGTTGTAATAAAATCATCTGGAATCTGAATCACTTCTCTTCTCTCCTTCGGTTATAAAACAAATAGCATTGGCTGTAGCGCTGGAGATTCTACGATAATCTCATTGTAACCATCACCATTCAGACCACCGCCATGCGATTGATAGCCTGCTGAACCTGGAATACACTTACTACCTAGTAGCCGACCATCGATAATTTTGTAGCCATTCAAATATCTTTCGCCTTTGCGACCAGATGGATCATCTGCATCATGGCAAATGAAAGAATATGTCTGACCGAATCTGCGTACGCGCACAACTCGATAGAGGCCAGTTTTGTAATTGGTCCTGATAATTGCCCCTGGCTCAGGAATCTGCATAAACCCTCCTTCGACTGATAATCGATTCTTATCACCCCAACAATAATGGCTGCGAAACAATATCGCCTAGCGCCGTGATATAAATCGCATCTAGCATCACATCGCCGTTCACCTCGTAACCATTCCACTTACGCGGCCACATATTCAACTGCCACATCATTCGTATGCGTGCTTCTTCTTGTGGGTTTATCAGATCCATACCTGACCGTTGTTGAATATCTAGCACCCGTTCTAAACCATACGCCCTAGCCTCCATCGTTAACGGCCCCAAACGTTGGGCATTCTTGGCCCATTGTCCATCCTGCCGACGCTCTGGCTCTGCCTTGCGCTTCCGTCGCTTTGCTGTTGTCAATTCCTTATAAAGCGGCTTCAATTCCAGCAACGGCGCCAGGTGCGCATACTGAGGGTTACGGATGAGTCTAATCAATGCCGTGTCCTGACTGGCTAAATTGCACCCAACGCACCCAGTGCGCACATCAGCATCACCATATACCGCAGCGATTTCTAGTACATCAGGATACCCATGCCGTTCAATCTCAAAATATAGCCAGTCAAATACGTGACATACTCTCCAGTGAAGGAGTGGAGCTAGCGTGTCGGCAGTTTCAGCAGGTGTACTCACCTGAAACCATCCTTGTCCACATTCTCCTGAATCTCGACTACAAGACAATGCGATCCGTTCGTCACGCGCGGAACTTTCACCCAATCGCACACCGGTGATCGACAACAGCTTTTGTTTAGAGCGTTGGCGTAGATCGGCAAGCGCCTGCATCATTGGTTCAACCTTCAATGCCGGCGTACACCAACGAAATCGATTCTTTGGCGGAGGAACGCCATAGCCCAACATATAGACGAAAAACCGCTTATCTAGCTCTGGTAAAACTACTTGCGCATCCATTCCTTTTCGGCGAAGTTGCGCCAACATCCGCATAGCCGTCTGTTGCAGGGGCGGCAATTCCATTCGTGTATCTGCGTAAAGCACGGTGACACTTTCTGGTTGCGGAATAAGTTTCTCCTCCAACGCCCAAGCGATGAATGTTACCGTAGCGCTAGAATCTTTACCGCCACTATAGGCGATTGACCAGTGCTGATAACGTTCGCCGTAGGAGCGCAGACTAGCTAGGCTTAATTCAATCACTTCAGCCAGTGTTGTTCGCTGATCGTCAAACAGCGAAATCTGTGATCTGGACATCTTCTTACTCCTTCGCCAACGCCTCAGTTAACTTCAACATCACCTGCCGCAACCGATCCATCTGCACCCGCTGCGCTGCCACCTGTTCACGAATCTGCCAGCTCAGCGCCACCAGCACACCCAACACAAAGAACTCAAACGCTATCGTCATGATTCACTCCTTCCAGCGCAACGTTCGCGCATCAAAGTCATTCAAAGTCGCTTTCAATTCCCGCAACTTCCGCCCTTGTGACCATCCGTCGAAGTCACGCAGATGCTCCAGCACGAAGAGCAACGCATGGTCACTGGTCAGCTTATCGAGTGGATTCTCAATTTTGGCCGGACGCGCCATCTCGACAATACAGCCAGAGGCCGGCGAAACGGCGGCGACGACTTTCCCGTTCTCTTTATTAGTCATCAGCCACCACACACCGTCAACGATCCGTAGATGATTCGCCTCCATGTAGAGTATGGCCACACCGCTAGGAAATCTAATCGTCAACATGTTTCACGCCCTCCGAACAAATGACATCTTCAAATGCATCCTCGATCAATGAATTCATCGTCTGGCCTCGTTCCAATCGACCTTGCAACCGCTTATAAAGACCAGGCTCGCAACCACTCACCTGCTCGGCCTGAAGACAAACCTCTGGCCATGACTCCCCGGAAAACGCCACCTCAAACGCCACTTCAATCACAGTGAGCTTGCCGTTGCGTCCATAGGCAGCTTGCAAGTTCTCTAGCATGTCACCTCCGTTTGGGGAAACTCACTCCACTCACACCCATCCAACAACCGTCCCTCCACATCCACCCCATGCCCGAATTTCTGTTTCTTGGCGGCCGTCCCCCATTGCTTGAAGAAGAAGGAAACGCCGGCGACCTGGCACTGGTCCCGCAGCGACCGCGCCCAATCAGGATTCATCGGCCTGGCATGATGGCCAGACTCACCGCCGGCGATCACCCAGGAGATGCCCGGATAAGAACAGCCGACAAGCTCTTGATAGTTGTCGACCGTGCTCGGTTGCCACCGATAATCATGGATAATGCCAGATCCATCAAGGCGCCCATTGAATTCATCATATTCCCACAAGTTCACCGGCCCCAGCAACGGCTCACAGCTTAGGAAGCGCACCGGCGCCGGAATCTTGAGCAGCTCAGGGATGCGCGTATCGGCAGCCTCCTGGTCTTCGACGGATGTCCCAATCCACACATTCCCCAACCCATGAAACCACATCTCCGCATCAGAGAACCCAGTCGCCTGTTCGATTAAAGCGCAAACATTTTCGGGCCGCTTCGTCAACAGCAACCAATCCAGATGGGGTGTCCCTACAATCAGCCGCAGCAGATCCCGCCTTGGCTGCTCCCAATCCGCATGGTCCTCGAAGACATCCGCCAAGCTCGCACAAAATACCCGATAGCGCCGTCCCTGTGCCCTGGCCGTCGCATTCCACTGCAAAGGCTTGCGCCACGTCGCCGCACTGGTGCGCACCCGCCGCGCCGTAGGCCCCCACTTCGCCTTCCCCCAGTGCTTATCCATCATCGCCTCGGCGTAGCAATGCGTGCAGCCTGCCGATACCTTGGCGCACCCGATGACCGGGTTAAACGTGTGATGACACCACTCGATTTTGCTATTCTCGCCCATGCTTCACCTCACCCTACAGAGTACAAGTAAGAATGAAAACTTTTGCTCTCGGTCTCAAAGCAAAGCGCCTCATCCTCGTTTAGTGCGGACATTCCTTCAACACCCCGGCTGCCATCTTCATATTCAACCAATGCCCAACAGATCAGCTTAATATCTACCGGGCCTAATTCTGTTTCGTGATGCGCAACCCAACCTTCCGCTGTGATAATCTGTAAAATCTTCTTCTTCATATAGCCTCCCAATTCTCTGCAATTTTTATTGCAACCTTTTTGAAGTTGATTCACCCGTCCAATGTGGAAACATTGGTCCAATGTGGAAACATTGGTTAAGATGTTTCCACCAATGTTTCCACCAATGTTTCCACATTGGCCCCAATGTTTCCACCTCTTTATTTTTTTAATCATTAGACTACCAATGAAAACCTAAACAAAGCTTACACATCTCCACATTATTGCTGATTTATTGATTTTTCATTACGGTTTCTTAATGATCATCAAACTTATGTCAACCAATGTGGAAACGTGGAAACGTTCTAACCCGATTTTGGCCCTAGATCAAAAATATTTTTTATTTTGCCCCCAAAACGCCGATCAACGTTTACACGTTTCCACATTGGGCTAGATCTGACCCCTCATCGGGTCGATCAACCCCGTACCGTTTCATCAAATCCAATAGCATGGCCTCATCAAATGTGAGCACGTTTCGATTTTGGGACTTGCGTTCAGTAAGTTTTTCACGCCCCCGCAATCCCAGCCGCTTATTCAGAATCTCGCCCACGCCACGTGGTGTAAATGGCTTGTCTTCAGGATCAATCTGAACGAGAATAGCCTGTGACTTCTCAGCGATGCCCGTTATGCTCAAATCTCGCTCGCCATACAGCCCCGTTGGGACAAACCAAATCTCGGCCAATGCTCGAACAACGATGGCTTCCCGGCTCATTCCTCGGTCTTGGATTAAATCTTGATTGTATTCATGAATAAACCGATCTAGTTCGGCCAGAGCTTTAGGGTCCGTAATAATCGACCGCAACGCCAGCGTCACCTGCGCCAGGCGCGCCATAATCGTATTGTCTGTGAGTGAATGATTCACCTGCATCGGCTTCCAGGTCTTCAATCGGTAATGGGCCAATTTGTTTCGTAGTAGCCGCGCTTCCTCGCGAAACGTGATGTCCGTATCCTTGGGCACATCCGGGCGTGGGTTGCTTTTGGTTGTATAGTAAGTTAGACAACGGCTATCCATCGCTTGGTCCTGAAACCCCTGCCGCGACGCAAATACCTTTGGGCAGAATGTTTTATAGACCCGGATCATCTCTTCGCCTTCGGGCGTTTCACCGATCCGCTTGATATTACCGGAAATGCGATTCCCCATATTGATAATTTTGGCGATCAAGGCGTTTGCTTCACTGTCTTTAAAATCAGCTTCATCCACCACCATCGTCCCGCGGTACGTGTTGATCATCCGAAAGATGACTGGCTCGCTATCCCCGCCCGAAATCAGCATCGGACGAAAGCATAGATAGCCAATCGTTTCGATAAACCTCGTTTTGCCTGTACCATAGTCGCCAAGCGCCCTCATGTAGGGCACCGTCTCGAAGCCTGCATCATAAAACCAGGAGAAGAGCACATAATAGCTAGCAATACGCTCCATGTGGGAATCCATATCCATCCACCGATGAATGAACCGGCGTATCTGATCGAGCAAATCTTTTTCGCCACCATAGTTAGCATCTAATTCATTAGGAAAAAGAACAGTCTGCTCGCGGATATTCTCATCACTATCGGGCTTAATCGGCACATAAGACACGCTGCCTACATCCAGCGTCAACTGACGTTTTAATTCCCCATTGGGATAGCGCACCCAAAAGTAAGTCAGCGGCACACCATCCTCATTCCATTCGACAAACTGCTCAAACAAATAGCCGCCCACATACTTGCCAGGACACACCTCAAATCGTTCGCCCGCCGGCGATTCATTGGCGGCCTTTTGCTCCTCCAGATATGCATTGCGCATCCGGTGAAACTGATTAACCCCACCAAAGAACTTTGCCAGCAGCGGTTTCAAATCCGTTGCCGTCATCGGATCAAGCTCTGTATAGACCGTAAAGAAGCGGTCCATCAGGGCTTTGCGTTCTTCGCCCTTCGCCTTGCGTGCATCATCCGCCAACCGCACAATGGCGTAAGGCGCATCGTCTAGACATTCCTCCACCCGCCCCGGTGTCACGCGCAGCATATCGTTGGCATCCTTGATCGGATACGTCACCGACTGGCCATCCACGGTCTGCGTAAATTTTTCTGGCCATAGCACCACCTTGCACAGCGGATCCACGCTCAGTGCCAGCTCAAGCGCCCTGGCCACCTGACCAGGCTCACGGGACTCAGTATTCTTCTTCTGCGCAGCGGCATCGTTATCAAGCGCCACATGACTAAACTTCCCTGGCAGCGCACTCACGGCCATACCACATAACGCTACCGCCGTCACGCCCATCATGCCAAAGGAGATAGCATCAGCCTGCCCCTCTACCATGACCCGATCCCCGCCTGGTCGCTTCACCGGCTCATTGAGATAGGCTTGCTTGGCGCCCGCCGTCTCTTCCGGCATATTGAAGTGGCGCTTCTTGCCCTCAATCGACCGCCCGGAGAGATAGGCCACCCGCCCGCGCTCGTCACGATGGCAATAGACAATCATCCCTGCCGGCAGGGACAGCACAGCCCGCGCCAACGCATGATCCGCCAAGCCCGCTTCCCGTAGTTGTCGGTGCAGCGGCACGATTTCGCCTGATTCCTGATTCTTAATTCCTAATTCCTGCACTGATAAGGCTTTATTATCAGTCGAAGAAAAATCAGCAGCGAACCCGATCCGCTCGCGCCGGATCGTCTCCACATCCCAGCCTCGCGTGGCGCAATAATCCCGCGCCACGCTGCCGGCCGGCGACCACAGCACCGCTTCATAATAGCTGGCGGCCATCTCCCAGATCTCGAAGCGGCGCCAAACCTCACGCCGATCTTCGTTCACCACGCGCCGCTCATCGTCCGACATCGGACGCAGCTCCACGCCGGCCCGCTGCGCCAATGCCTCCAGCGCCTGGCGAAAGTCGCAACGCTGCTCACGCTGCCACCAATCGAAAATGTCACCGCCTTGACCGCTACTGAATTGGTGCCAGGTCTGGGTCGCTGTAAAAATCTTCAGCGAATCATGCTCCTTCGTCGTCAGCGTCCGGCCCCGCCCGACAACAGTCAGCGACTCGCCGATCACATCCTCCAGTTTGATTTTTTCCTTAATCTCTTCGACTGGCGTCATTCCTCTGCCTCATTTCGATATTTCGATTGAAAGGGGGCGGCCATCCCACTGCCGCCCCTTTGTTAATAATTAAATCCGTGGTTGCTAGAAATCCAGGTCGCTATCTGGTCGGTAGTTACTTGGTCGTGTAGGCTCTACGGGCGCCGGATCTGGAACGTCCAACACAAACGCCGGCACGTTGACCCAGTAGCCGCCCGCATCATAACCACGATGATGGGCGAGATGCTCTGTGATGCATGGCTGCCTGTAGTGGATCGGGGTCGCATCCAAGAAGGCGGCGAAGGCAAAGTCAGGAATAACCCTTCCGGTGCGAAGCACACTATCGACGGAATAAAACCCGTTCACGCGTCCAAAATCCCCTGGCGCATCCAAGGTCCAGATCGTCTGAATCAAATCATCAGGCTCCTCGCTTTCTACCACGGAGCGGCTGGGCACATAGCGTACTTCCCAGATCGTCCACGGTACCCACAACTTCTTTGTTTCTTCAATAGCCCAAGCTTTGCATTGCTGTTGCCAGGCCGCTAGTTCAGATACATAGGCAACGCTGGCCGCCTCTGCCGCTTCGGCCTCCACTCGCTTTTGCTCCCTTTCCTTTACATCTTTTTCAACAGCGTCACGCCAATAGCCCAACATCTTTTCTGCCACTGTTGGGTCAAGCGCCTTGAGCATCTCATAGCGATTCATCACGTACTCTTCGTCGTTGTGGGCGCCCCAGTTGGCATAGAAGGAGAGGTTAGCAATCTGTTGTTGGCGATTTCTCTCCTTTGTCTCGGCTTCCTGCTGCATCAACTTCTCTACGCTTGCCTTCCAGGCTGGATAAGCTTTGTGCGCCGCAAACAGCACATCCGCGAACTCCTCAGGCGACACCTCATGCCATGACAGGCCCCGTCCGCCATCACTGACTTCGCAACTCACACTCAATGCCTCCAGCAGACGCAAAGCACGAACAGAAATGCTCACCGTGATCGGCGCGATCTCTAATTCGTCGCTACAGAGCTGCGCCTGGGCGCCCGTCCAAACCCCAGCCTTATCCTCAACATGCCCTTGCGTATACATGCAGGGCAGCAACTCATCCTTCATATCGCCCAACAGGTTCGCAAACGCATCCATAAACATGACCCGGCGCCGCTCATTCAGCGCCGCCAACGCCTGCTTTTCTTCAGCCTCAGACTGTGCTGCCTCTTGTGCCTTTTGCGCTAACAACTGCTGTACTGCGCCTACTTGCGTTGTCATACAAGTCCATCCTTTATGTTTGAAAAAAGTTAGTTTTAGAACTTAGCCCAACACATTCGCCACGTCTGCCCACCGCTTCGACACCGTCTCTAACAACTCACGATGTCGCCGCTCCTCCTCCCACATCTCTTGATACAAATCCTCGTCGCGCACATCCTCAACCGCATTGCGAATCAACTCGGCGATCACGCTGGGTTCCAGTGCGTCCAACTCCCAAGAGTCGTCGCCATGTTTGGCGATATAGCCTTGTGCGCGCGAGTCGGTTAATTTGGCTGGGTTGGGGGGAGGGTTATACAAATTGATTTGGTCCCAGTTGAGCGCCAGGCGCTTCACCTCCGTACCGCCCATGAACATCTTCAAACGGTCGAAGATGTCACGCGTCATATCGACGCCGCTGGGGTCATGGTCCCCTAGGTGGAGGATCACCGGCGTCTGCCCCCGATCTATCCAGTATTGCAGGCGCCGGGCCGCCACCCACATTTCAGAGATCGACGTATAGCCACGGCAGCTAAAATGAGGAATATCCAACTGACTGCACACGCGGTCAATTACCCCACGTAATGCATCCTTCTCGATCCAGCACTCAACCCGGTAGGGCTGGTTAGCCCACTTGTCCAGGCGGAAGCTGGCGGCCGCCGACTTCATGATCTCGCCCGGATTGGTCCAGTGCGAATTGTTCACCAGATTGCGCGTCCGGTCCACGATCCGGGTCCAGTCGATCAGCCCAGCCAGGCGCCCTTCACTGATTACGTCTCCCAGCCGCTTATAGGACTGAAGGTTGTTTTCGATCAAGCCTCGTGACACGAACTGGTAATACAGTTGGCGCAGCGTCAAATCAAAGCCCTGCGTCTGGTATTCATCCAGGATCACATTCGCTTGCGCGATCTCCGCCAACCGGGCTGGCGAAAACTTTTTCTCGATATAGGCAATTTTCGGCATTTGGGTTATACTCCTATTGGGTTCTAGGCTTCATGCCTATCTGTTGTTCTTTGACCCGTCCGGCCTGAACAATGTGCAGCATTGTTCAGGCCACCTCATTTACGCCACCACGGCGACATCGCTATACGCTCGCCAGGCCACCACATCCAACGTCACCAGCGGCAGTTCGCTTGTCCACCACCGCCCGTCCACACCCCAAAATCCAACCACCTCCCGGCCATCCCTGGTCAGCACCAACACATCCTCGCCCAGTTTCGGCAACTCTTGTTCAATATGAACCCACCACAACATCGGTATCGTCTTCAACATGCGGAATCCTTTCCTGTCGCACACCCTTGCACTCAATACAACTCTTCCGCCCTGGCATCACTACCTTCCAAATGCGCACCGGTGTCAGCGCTCGTATCTTCTGCTCTACATGCTGCCCACAGCGCTGCCGGGTGACGCCATCCCCACACAAATAGATATAAATCTTTCCCTTATCGAAATCCGTACACGATCACCTCCCTTCTCATTGCTTGCCCATTTACGAACACAATTTTCACCGTTCGACTGCGCTCAATTAAGTTCAACATCGGATACATCTCGGCTTCTGCTTGGCGCAGATCAGGAAGAGAATCGACGGGGCCATCCAGCGCCGGCGCCCTGGATTTGCGCACAGGCTGGGGCTGATTGTGCGCCAGGTTGCGCTTGCTGAATGCCAGGGCGAGCGCCCGGCTCGGCGCCTTTAGCTGGCAAACAGTCAGCAACGCCGACCAACCTGCATTCCAACCAAAAAATAGCTTGGCCAACGCCTCGCCACGATACCACCCCATTGGTCGATGATGGTTGTAGAAGCTCTCGCTGGGTCCATAGCCGGCGTAGGGCGAATACTCCGCCGCCATCTCGCTTGCCATCCGCTGTATCTCGGCAATCACACTATCCCGATCCATCTTCCATCCTCACAAAATTCTATCTACCGCAACCATCGCTCGCCGTGGTACAATCAATGTGCGCTACAATGTGGCGGGCGGGTGGGCTGGCTAAAGATCCAACAACATCTGATGGATACGCGCTGAGCGCGTTTCCATCGGGTCCACCATTTTCTTGCGAATCGCCTTGGTGTACAGGCCCGTGGTCGCCAGGCTTGAATGATGCAGCCGCTTCATGATCTCCGTCTCAGTCGCCCCATCTTCCAGCAGCAACCGTGCATTCGTGTGGCGCAGGTCATGCACCCGCACCCCCTTCCAATCCTTAATCCCTGCCGAGCGTAGGCACGTCTGGATGATGCGCAGCGCAGACTTGTTGGACAGCGGCTTACTCTTGTCCAGCTCGATCCCCGCTTCCTGCCGGGTCGCCTTATCGACCGTACGCAGATTTGCGGCCGTGTGCGTCACCACTGGGCGCCAGATAAATTCATCCGGTTCCAGCGGCTGATCAACTGCCTCCACCCCAGAGACCCAACGGCCATCCAGCTTTAGATAGTGGATGATTGCCCCCCAGGCCACGGGCGGCAACGCCTCCTCTTCCTTCTTGCCGCCCTTGCCCTGCCATGCATAGACCACGGTCTCGCGCTGCGTCTTGTTGGGCCGCAAGTGCTTCCACTGCATGCGAATCACTTCATTGTTGCGAAAGCCGGAATAGAGATAGGTCAAGAAGAGGGCATAGTTGCGGGCGCCGCTTAGTGAGTGTTGTTTATCCGCCAAATGGCGTAGGACTTTACCCACATCCTCAGGCTCCAGCGGGGCAGCACGCTCATATTGGTCTGTTTTCGAGCGACGAATGTTGCCATACTTGAATGGATTGGCTCTGGTCTTCTGCGCAGCGTCTACAAACAGACACATCTCTACGCCATTGACCATAAACTTTTCATCGATCACGAAGGAATAAAACGAAGAGACGCAAGAGAGATGATGGTTGACCGTCACTTCAGACAAGTTGGGCTTGTGCTCATCCAATAGATATTCCTGCCAGGCACGGACATGGCGGCTTTCTACCAACCACGGTTGCATCGGTCGGCCATCATCTGTCCGCAGTTCGGCCACGAAGTCAAGCCAAAGGTTCAGCACGCGTTGGTAATTACGCCGCGTGTGGGGGGACTTGCTCTTGGCCTCCTTCGCATCCAGCCACGCCAGGCTCAGCTTCATCCACTGCCGGCGCATCCATTCTTCGGCACCGTCGTTGGCGTTCTGCCACAGCTCCGCAAAGTTGTGCGGAGGGGCAACCACCATCTCTAGCGCCACCGGCATCACCTGAACGATTTCCATTTTGCCACCACTCATAACCGCCTCTTTCGATTGACAACTACTTCTTATCGCCCCGACAGTAGCCTGCTAATTAAAAACAATCGTCTGCGACCAGGCCGGCAGCGAGCGAAAGCGTTCGATCTGACCCTGCATACACTCATTCGCCTTCGCCATTTCAAAATTAGTCCGCATCAACGCATCGCTGCGCAGTCGCTCCTGATTTAGATGATGATGCAAAACTTTCGCCATCGCCTGATGCTCCAAGAACTCGGCATTCCATTTTTTCGCCCGCGCCTGCTCAGTCTTCGCTCTTTCGTGCTCCACCAGCCAACGCGTTCGATAATAGAGCGCCAAAGAGATCGCCCCACCAGTTACAAGCCCCGCCACCGCACAAACATCAATAATCAACATGTTGCACTCCTAAAAAAGATTTAGGCCGGGATGGAGAGGGCCATTGCCCGGCCCGGAGAAAAGAGAAGTAGAATCAACGAGGGTCTGGGGAGCCTCTCGTTAATCCCCCTCAACCCCGGATCCAGCATCCGATCCTGAGGGGGAATTCACGTAAGTTAATAGAAAGCTAATAGTATTTATTAGATAAAACATAATCTAAAACCATGTTTTTCACGATAATTTGCCTAACTAAATCAAAAAAATAATAGGGTCAAGATAATTACGCCATTATCCTGACCCTCATGGGGAGAGGGTTTGCCTATCTGTTGAACTGGTTACGAATCACGTACGGCGTAGTATTCGCGCTTCGTCAGATCCCAGTGCGCCACTAGCGCGGCCAGCCGATCATTGTCGCTCATCAACAGCGTGCCTGTCGCTGCTGATAGCTCCGTCGCCGCCCGCCGTAGGGCCGCCAGCGTCGTTTCGTTTGCCCGTATCCCCGTGGATCGCCCACTAGGTTTTTCAACCATTTTTTCAGCCATTGTCGGTATCATGTCCCCTCCGTAGTCTCAAAAATCAACTAAAATCCAAATAATCAACTGATAGTCAATATAATAACCCAGCTTGTTAACATTGTCAACATTGTTAGCAGGCAAAATCAACCAGAATCCAAAAATTTAAGGTTTAGGCGAATCATCTTTAGTTTATAGTAATATTTTTTCATCCTCACGCTGATTTTTTCACTGAACTAAGAGGTCTAATGTCTGAACAACTAAACACGCCAGGCAAGCGCATTCGTAGCCTCTACCAGGATCTTGGCATCAACCAGGTTGAACTTGCGCACCGAGTGCGCGCCCTAGGCGTCGAACTGAGCAGCGCCTATGTTAGCGAGCTGGTCAACACCGAAAAATACCCTTCCGCAAAAATCGCCAAGGGCATCGCCACCGCATTGGATACCAGCCTAGACTACATCTATTGCTTTTCCGATAACCCCCTCCCCGCGGCTCGCTGGAGCGCTGAACACAAGGCCGATTTGCGCGAAGACCAAGTCCTCTACGAGGTGGCCGATCACGCCGAGCGCCGACTTATCCAGCGCATGTTAAAAGTCTGGGATTACCTCTCCGATGCCGAGCGTACAATAATTATCGACCTGGCCGAAGCCTTGCGAAGCCTGCATGCCCCATCCAAGGCCGAAGAAAACGGCGCACACTGAAAAGAACGCTTGGACTGATAATGCATTCTTATCAGTCCAAGCGCTTCAGATAGCGCGCAAGAAAAAGCCCCGCAACCCCCACGGTTAGAATCAGGAGTCACGGGGCGATAACTAAATCGGGCAATCAATTATCAATCCAAGAGGCCAAAAAATGTAGAAGCACAACGAGACCACAAGCACCGAACTGCGACCCCACGGTGCATCAAAAACACCTGACCATCAGGTCTCCACTCTTGAAAATCTCACAGATCGGTTCACATCCGTGAGGTCGTGGGTTCGAGCCCCTCTTCGCCCACCAAAAACAGTAGATGTCTCGAAAGAGACCCGATGGTCAGGTGTAAAAACACCGCCATCGGGTCTCTTTCGTTATAAGGGCCATAATTATTATCAGTCCAAGAGCAAAAATTATCAGACCAAGACCCCACGGTCGGAGAAACTACCCAAATGGCTAAAACTGTCCAACCCAACCCCAAGAAACGTAAACCTGCGACCCCACGGTCAGCCCTCACCTTCGAGCGTGCCCTCGAAGGTTACTGGCTGGAAAAACAACGCAACTTCAGTCAAAATACCGTCAACGACTACACCATTACCTTCCGCCGCTTTCAAGCCTACACTGACAATTCGCCCATCGACCAGATCGACAGCGACGACATTCGCCGCTTCCTCGCCTACCTCACCGAAACCTTTAAGCACAGCAACAAGACCCTCTCCAACGCCTGGACTGCATTAAGTTCCTTCTTCACTTGGGCAGAAAAAGAACTCAATCTGCCCCACCCTATTCACGGACGGGTTGCCCAGCCCGAATTTCGCCGCCCAGTCATTACCGAATACACCCAGACCGAAACCAAAGCCATGATAGCCGCTTGCGAGTTTACCCATAGTTGGTATAGCAACTCTGGGCGCCAAACCCAAACCAAGCGCGCTACCTTCCGCCGCGACCAAGCCATCATTCTCACCTTAGTCGATACTGGCATCCGGGCCAGTGAACTATGCGATTTGGAGATCAGAGACTACCGCGCCAATCAAGGCCAGCTCACCATTCGCCACGGCAAAGGCGACAAGCAGCGCTCCGTCTTCCTCGCGCAAAACTCACGCAAATATCTTTGGAAATATCTAGTCGAGCGCGGCAAAGACCTACGGCCAGATGAGGCGCTCTTCACGACCCGCAACGGGACCAAGCTAGGCCGCGACGAGCTGCGCCACATGATCCAGCGAGCGGCCGAGCGGGCTGGCGTCGTCGGCGCCAACGTCCATCGGTTTCGCCACACCTTCGCCATCAATTTCTTGCGCAATCACGGCAGCCCGCTTGAACTCCAAGAACTCCTGGGCCATGAAAAAATGGAGACCATTCGTATCTACGTCAGACTAGCCGAAGTTGATCTCAAGGAGGCCCAACGCCGCGCCAGCGTTGCTGATAATTGGCGTCTGTAATAGACAACGGCGTAGGATTCAACCCCTACGCCGTCACCATTTTCCCCATAGTCCTACACTTAATAAACTGTAATTCTCGCCTACCCCTCCTCCGCGAACGCCAAAGCCCTTTTTAGGCTCATTCCCTTGCACATGCGTTCTGACTAATTTGTTTGCAACGATATTTGCTGCTATAATCGGACACAAAAATAAGCCCTGTGTTTTGTGGGACACAGGGCTAAGGGTAGCAGCATAGCTGCTTATTCTCAATTCAGATGCGCTGGTCGCCCCTAAGGCAACCAATCCAGATCAAGCACCTGCTCCACCGTCCACGGACACCGCACCGGCAAAGCAACCTCGCCCAGATCATCAAATTCAAGATCGTCGCTGGCGCCTTCATAGGCATCGGCATACACATCACCGATCAACTCTGTCACCAAGGGCCGTAAACTAGGATTCTTGCGCAGAATCCTGGCGATTTGGCGCCGCTGCTCACGCACCGTCAACCGCCAACCGCGCGCCGGATTGCTGTTGGGCAGACACAAGAGCTTCAACAGGTGCCGCAACAAAACCTCCAAACGGCTTTCCAACGCATCTTGCTTGCTGCTCCCCATATCCTCGATTTCCTCAATCAGATTGGCCAGGTCCAGCGCCTCAAAGTCTTCATTGCGCAAAGCGTCTGCCTGTTGACGTGTCCATGCATAAAAATCAACCTCATGTAACTTAGTCGTCATCACCATCCCCCTTGCACCGACAACTGTTTCTTATCACCCCAACCTATCGAACAAACTTGTTTCCCCTATCCCCCACTGGTATAATCGACAAAAAAATAAGCCCTGTGCGAGAACACAGGGCTTAGGGTAGCAGCATTACGCCGCAAGTTATCCACTTGCGCCAACAATATCACAACCCCAGGCAACCTGTCAACTATGTTTTCGGGAATGCCCTGGGTCTCGCTGCTACCGCCTTTACCTTACCCATGTAAGGCTAAAGGCGGTTTTTTGTTACCTAAAACCAAGGAGACGCCAGGCGCATTTGAACGCTAAGCTGACGGACTGACCAGCCCCTAAATCACCCTTCGCTTGCCGTCCGATGGCAAGCGAGAAAGGAGGTGGGCTATGCTTCAAATCCGATCAGTTATCCTGATCATCGTAACCACGAATAGCATCGTGTGCTGTGACCAGCAGTACACCCTACGCCGTGGTCAAACCGTTTGCTGCCATCATTGCGGCACGGTTTACTGCTACCTAATCTATATCTAGACGGTTCGGTCAGTCCGTCAGCTTAGCGTTCAAATCATCTCCTATTCTACCCCATCCCACACGACTTTTTCAAAAACCTTGCTAACACTGTTGACATTGTTAACAAGCTATGCTATTCTGTCCTCAATAGTTGAGAACAGCCCGCTAAGCAATCCTCAACGAAATACCAACGGGTTTTTTGTTGCCCGTAATTATATAAGTTACACTTCCATTTCGACACAGAACTGGACGTATCAGGATTCTCTTAACGGGTAACACCGTTGGTGAGGAAAGTCTTAGCGGGCTGCCTGGTACGTCCAGTTCTGTGTTTTTAAACAACTTAATAGGAGATTGAACAATGCCCGCTAAGCAAAACTGTTCAAGCCGTACCGTCAACATCCATATCAACATGGGTGATGACGCCCAATCCGTTCGTATCGCCGAACCCACAGTCGGCGAAGCCAACCTACCCAGCGCTCTGGCCGCCAGCCAACATCCCATGGCCGCCCACCTGCGCACCCTCCACGCCCTGGAAGAACGCCTTCTCCAGACCCGCAACATCACCCGAATGCAGGAATACATCACCCTCGCCCTGCGCGGGATCAACCCCATGATCTGGGAGATCATCTGCGCCGGCGCCGAAACTACCATCGGCCCCATCACCGACGAAGCCGCCTTCAAGCATCCCTTGGCTGCCCAACTGCGCACCATTCGCCATCTCATCGACCAATTCAGAACCACCCGGCTCACCTACGCCCAAGACATCTTGCTGCGCCAAATCCGCAAAGCTCAGGGTCATCTCTGGGACATCCTCCTCTACGGCGACATCCTTGGCCCGGCCAGTCCCGACGTAGTCATGATGCCCGACCCCACCGGCGAAACCCTCCCCGACAACTTCGGCATGGAGGGCACCGTCACCCTATGATCCGCACACTTGTCAAAGTCGTTTTCTTCTGCGTCAACTGGAATAGCAAATACTTTTGCGTCAACTGGAACAGTAAAGGGGTACGGTGAACATCATGAAACAACTATTTGCCAAAATTCGCGCCGGCGTCTGCTACATGTGGTGTGACCACTGCCAACAAAACACCTGCCACAAATCAACCTGGCTGGGCTGGAAGTGCCAAGAGCACTAAGGAGCGGCGCCATGAAGCAATCACGTCGCTGGCGCCGCATCTGCCGTCGCCAGCTCGCTAGCCTCACCGGCCCCTGGCGCAAAGTACGCCGCAAAGTGGCCCGTGTAGCCGACGTAATCGAAACCAAGTGTCAATAAGGGTCAAATAATACACCGCTGCCAGGCAATCCCAATGCTGGCAGCGGCTAACCATAAAGGACAAACCTCAAAATGAGCGACCAACACTTCACTAACATTTTTAATATCAACGGCAACGGCAACACAATCAACGTTAGTCAATCGGTCACCAACGACAGCGGTGGCGCCGAAGCGGCCGGCATGGTCTTGAAATTCATGCTCGCCTTCATTGGCCTACTCCTAAGCCCAGTGCTTGTCCCGATCCTCTTGACCGTCAATGGCGTCAAGATGCTCCAGGAACGGGGCCAGGGAGACAACGCCGATGACCAATAAAGTGGGAGGGATAACGAGCAACGAGATAGCAATGCTACTCGTCTTAAGCGGCATCCTGATTGGCGCAGGCATGGTCGCCCGCGAGCTAGACGCGATTGTTTTGGGCATCCTCGGCATAGCATGGTCAGTCGTTTGTATAAAATGGGCGGTGTAACATGACCAGATACTATCATCCCGCCAATGGCCAATGCGTCTGCAAGATTCACGAAGAGTTTGAGCGCGTCAATGGAATCACGGTCGATCAGTGGTACGCGCAAAACCCCCAGGTAACGCCCTGGTGGATGGAAAGCTGTGGACGTTGCGATCATTGTCCGGCCAAGGCAGCCCAGGCGGCTGTAAGTCAGTCCATTCCCGTTCAGAAGGAAACGCCGGCGCAACCAGTCAAGCCAATCGTTCAGCCCGTGGCCGCAGAACCGACCCCCGTTCGGAGGAGTGACGAAGCCAAGCCCATTTCCGTGCAAGCGGCAAAGCCGTCAGTCGAGGAGAAGACAATCGTGCGTGAGCCAGTTTATACCGAACAAACCGAACCAGCGCCCACCTATCATTGGGACACAACATCAACGACTGACCCGCTGGTGGGCGCATTACTCAAAGGGGTAGCCATCGCCCTGGGCCTCGGCGCCACCGCCCTCGTTCTGCTTGTTTTCGGTCTTGCCATCGTCGTTGCCATCCCGATCACGATGGCCCTTATCGTCACATGGAACCGTAGAGCCGCCATCGGGCAAGCCATAAAGAGCACAACCAAGGCCATTGACGCCGCGTTGATGGCCCCGTTCGCACTAATATGGAAACTGGCAACCAAGGCGACACAGAGGATCAAGGCCCGCCAGGCGCAGCCGATCAAAGCGAACAATGTGTTGATGCTCCCCGGCCCGGCGCCCATCACGAATCCAGCCCGCTTGTTGGAAGCGAACTATAGCGAACCGATCACATTCACCGCCCGCCCCGTGCCAGTGGCCATCAGCCGCAAAGGTAAGAAAGCCAAGGTGAAACATGGCAACCAGTAATTCTACTCAACCACAAGCCCGCCCCGCCGCAGCTGGGGCTGGGGCTGCCAGTCTACTAAGCAACTTAGCCATCAAAGCCGAGCATATGATAGCGCTCGGTTGTGTGACCATGCTGATCGTGTTGTTTTCCTGCATCTTCGGTGGTTGGTGGCTGTTGGACAGTTGGACATCAGGCGGCAGCGACACAACGACAACCAGCCGGGCGCAAGAATGGCAACAACCGATGACAATGCCAGATTGCGGTCGAGGCCGGATATATGTACAAACGAATCGGCGTGGCGACATTATCAGCTATTCCTGCGGGAGATAAATATGAGCATAATCACCAACAGTGCCCGCTTCCTGCTCTTTGGCCCGCGCCAACCAGAGCAGATCACCTTTCGCGCTATAGTCACCCGCAAAGCCACCAATGTTGTGCGTGGCTTCTTCGGTATGCCGCCCAGCAAAGGCCCCGGCTTCACCGACTGGCTATGGCATCAAGTAAAAATGGCCTGGGCACGGCTAACCGGCCGCTATTACCCACAAAGCTTATCCCTGCCAGAAGACTTACCTCAACGCCTGTTTACCACCGTCAACGACACCCTGAAGAATCGCGGTGGCCTGGCCGATAAAGACTTAAGCTTGCCGAACTTTTGGATCGACCCCAAAAGCGTCATGTCCACCCCATTCTTCTGGAGTCTACAAATTGAATATGCCCCGGCTGCCGACCCCGCCAAGGTCGCCGGGTACGAGATGGCCCTCGAAGACCAGCTCACCAAAGCGGGCTACGATCTAAATGTTCGCATCCAGAAGCGCCCGCTGCGGCTAGAGATCGACAAACCCAAGCCGCCCACGATCACGCTGGCCGAAGTCTGGCCACACGTCACAGAACTGGCCACCAATGAACGGCTTTGCGTGGTCGGCCTGGCGTTTCTCAATGGCAATACGGCAACCCTCAACATGAGTATGGTGGGCGAAGACTTCAGCGCGTTCATTGCCGGCAGCCCAGGCAGCGGGAAGACTCAACTATCAATGGCGATCTTATTGTCCATGGCGATGACGAATAGTCCCGCCAGCCTAACCATGATTCTCATTGATCCCAAAGCGGTCGATTTTAGACCGTTCAATCGCTTGCCCCACCTCGCTGGCTCTGTAATCAATGAGCCAGTGCGCGCCGCCGAAGTGGTGCAAATGCTCTGCGATGAAATGGACCGCCGCACCGCGTGCGCTGCCAAAGGGGACAATAGCTTCTTCGCTCACTCGATCTTACTCTACATTGACGAGCTGGCGGACCTGGCCATGTCGCTACCTGACAACCAATCCGCCACTTTGACCGCCAATATCCAACGCCTCGGCCAAAAAGGTCGCGGCGTTGGCTTTGTCATCATCGGCGCAACGCAACGGGTCTTCGACATCCCTGCGAGTATGCACAGCAAACTCAACGCCCGCTTTGTCGGGAAAATGCGCACCGCCGGCGACAGCGTTGCGGCATCTGGCATCCCTGGTACTACCACCAACAAATTGCCAGGCCGCGGCTCGTTTGAACTCTACTGCTCAGATCAACAAGGATTGCGCATCCAGGCACCATTCGTTGCCGCGTCAGACAAAGACGGCTATATAGCTGCCTTGGCGCCCTTCGTTGACGACATCTGCATCCGCTGGCAAGACAGCCGCCCCGGTTGGCTGCCGCCGTCCCGGCACGCCGAACCAGTGGTGACAGAAGAACCCGCCACAGGAGAAATAGAAGTCGAGCCGCAACCCACCCTAGACCCAGCGCTCGTCCAGGCCCTCAAGGAGGAATACCAAGACGATCCCGACGCATTTTGCCTCAGCACCGTGCGTCGGGTCTACAGTTATCTAAATGGCGGCAAGCGGATGAAGACAACCAAGGAAAAGGCAGTCTACGAAGGCTTTCTTAGCATGATGACAGAAAATCTATTGGAAAACGGAGCGGCATAAAGTCGCACTTTTTGCAACCCTGCACCCATGCGCACTTGTGGTAGGGGTATCTATGGGTGCAAAGGGTGCAAGGGTGCAAACCTTCGACTGATAATAAAATAATTATCAGCCACAAGGGTCTAATTTACGCATCATGTAATAAAAATTGCTTGGGGTGACAACACCTTATTATCAGTCCAACAAAAAGCAAACGAGCGGCGCCACCCTGAGAAGTTTCGCCGCTCGTTCTAGCCCAATCTATTCAACGGAGCTGGGGATATTCTACCCCGGCTCCCATAACTAGGCAAGGAGCCTAAAATGTTCAGCAACAAAGTAACCATCCGCATTCTAGCACTACTCGTCATCGTCTCCCTATCCCTAAGGGCAGCGCCAGCCCAGGCCGCCACCAGTTCATGCACCATCTATGCCTATCAAGGCAAGGTCATGCTGCATCTTATGCACGTGCAGCCAGGCGAAGAAGTTCGTTACTACAACTACAACGTCTACAAAGGCCGGATCTTCCGTGACGGCTACTGGACCATCGGCGCAGTCACCAACGAAGGCGCTCGCCACTGGGCTGCCAAAAGCCGCGGCGTAGAACTCTGCCACGGATAACACCACACCGTCATCATTCACCAAGGGAAATTCACCAAGGAAAAGGAAACCACCAATGATCGACAATCGCCAATTCCGTCAACAGCAACACACCCGCATCGAGCGCCTAGAAATCATGCGCGACGGTCTCATAGACACTGTTTCCATTTGGGGCCCACTCTTCGCCCCTGCCGTCCCTGCGGGCCTCACCGCCGCCGCCATCATCGCCAGCTTCCCAGAATTGCTCCACATTCCGCTCTGGGCTGCTGTCGCCATTGCCGTTGTTACCGTCATTGCCCTGGAAGTGTTGGGCATTGTCTCCGTTGAAACCTGGCTCGACATGCGCCAATATAACCAAAGCTGCGCCGACGAAACCGCCAAGGCCCCCGAACGCTACGCTGCCTTTGTCGTCATCCTCTACGCCCTCGTCGTGATCGGCCTTGTCTTCATTCTCAAGATTTGGAAAGAGTTCGCCCTCTACTCTTTGCTACCCTTGACCCTGCTCGGCCTGATCACCAGTTGGACCATCGTTCTGCGCAAACAACACCGTATGCGCATCTACTTGCTCGAACAGGCGAACGAAGAGCACTCCGAAATTGACCGCTTGAACATGTTGGTCGAACAACTGACCGAACACCATAAAGCGGCATTGAACAGCCTGAACGCTTATCATGCAGCCGCCATTGAACAACAGACCGAACAACTGAATACCGAATATCAAGCAGCATTGAGCGCCCAAATTGAGCAATTGAGCACTCGTCACGCCGCTGACAAAGAGCGTCTACAGGGCCAGATTGCTAGTTTAAAAGAAAAGTTACAGCGCACCATTGAACAACCGGAAGATGTTCAAGCGCCCGAACTCGAACCCGCTGAACAGCCAGACAACGACACGACGGACGTTCCTCGTTTAATTGTAGACTACGTTATCAAGCATCCGAACTGCACAAACCAAGCCCTAGCCGATGCGCTCGGACGTTCCAAAAGCACCATCAGCGAACACGTCAAATGGCTGGCCGAACGTGAGATCATCGACATCAGCAAAGCCGGCACCAAAAACATCCTATCTGTCAACGGCAACGCCGCCGCCTTCATGAGCGGCCAAATGTTATAATAACCCGACCATGCCCCAACAAACACGAACCTTTCAAACCAATATCATCAAGCAATACCAACAGTGTGGGCAGCTCGAACAACTCTACTACTACGTAGAGATCGAGCTGCCCACTACCCTACGCGCCACCCCCAAAGCCCGCTACATGCCCGCCACCTACCCCGCTGGCCACATCCCTGTCATTCCCATCGCCCCCAACCCAGCCATCGCCCGCGACTGGGCGCACATGCTCCTTGAACTATTCAAAGCCAGCAACCCCAATCGCAATATCACGTTCGACATCGTCGTCACCGACGCCAAAGCCCTCACTGGCTGGTACTACTACGAATGGGGCAACGAATGCACCGCCCTGGTTGACAAGGCCTGCCCCAACTGCGGTATGATCCAAACCATCCCCGCCAACATCGAACTAGATTGTGATTGTAGCGTGGGTAGCGGCGCCACCCAACTGGGCCTCTACCGAACCTATCGAACCTTCGTGGATGACACCATCTACACCACCATTATCACCCGCTAAAACAAAGCGCCAGGCTCGTAATGAGTCTGGCGCTTTGTTTTATTCGCTGTTTTCCGCATTCGCTGTAGCATCTGTTGGAGTGATAAGCCTTTCTTATCACCCCAACAGCCTACTCCTTGCGCTCCTTCTTCTCCCCCGCGTCCTTTTCCGCTGCGCCCAACCCGAGCGCACGTCGCAACAAATACAACGCCTGGTTCGACGGCGAACGCAAAGCGAGCTGCGCCAGCAGACAAAGCTGCTCATACTCCTCATCTGACATCACAATCGTAAGACGTGCCATACCTACTGCTTCCGCACCAAATAGACCAGACACAGCCCAAGGCCCAGCAGGATCACATTGGTCACGATGATCATCAGCAAGCCAGCGGGTATCATTTTACCCTTCAGTGGGGGCCGGGGGCACGTAGTCGCGGAAGATCACATTGATCGGCGTTGGCGTACCTTCTGCCATTGGTGTAGCCAGCCAAGTCAGGAATGACAGATAGGCCCCTTGCAACTCCAACCAGCGCTCTTTCTCGAACGTGCCCCCGGCCACGACTGCACCGTCTTCCGTGCCGGCAATCAATGCCGTAACGCCACTAGCTCCCCAGCGTTTCCCATTCGTGTCGATGGCCACGATCAAATCTTGCATATCGGCCATAAGCTTAGTAGCTGCCGCTTCCAGCCGCTTGATCGGCGTGTCTGCCGCCACCGGCGCGCCGTTTTTGCTGGCCTCATACATCAGTAGTGCATTGTTGAGCGTCTGAATCATCGCTCCTCGATCCATGCCGTCTACCATCACTATCTCCTCTCAAGTGGTAAATAATTCCGCCTGCACGGTGCAGGCGGAATTGTGCCATATACTGGCGCACCGTAAATTACCGAAAGCAACCGATCCACTATTGCCTGCCTTCCAGCACCGCTACCCTCGCCGCCAACGCCTGAATCGACCCAATTAGATAGCCGAATAGGTTTCTCTCGTTCAGTGAGGGAATCTGCCCTTTCCCAAGATTGTGGGCAAACCAGGCATCATTCCGTCGATCCTCTTCTGTGATGACGATGCCGGTATACATGGGCTTGCTCCCGTCATGGTTTAATTCGCTATCGCCGATCATCCGGTAGTCATACAGCCTAACCTTGAGCACTTCGTCAAGCAGAGCGCCAAAGGCGAGCGTTTCTCTGATATTCTCCTTGAGTTCGTGCCAACTCGTCTGGGCGCCGACCACGGTGCCGGTGGTATCATTGGCGCTGGTGGGCAGTGTTGTTCCTATGCGCAAGTTGGCCGAATTGTCTACCCAAACATATTCTGATGTCCCGCCCTTGGTCGAAAACATGATCAGGCTGGCCGCTGGCGTTGAAGCGTTTGAATTTCTGCCCAGCGATAGATATGTCCCCAAAGATGCGCCATTGTCGAACGCTGCCAGATTCAACGATCCCTCAGCGGCAGATGTGATTAGCTGAAATCGATTGGTACCGTTATATGCCGACACGATTGCTGACGTTGCGGTCGATGCTGGCATATTGACGTAGATGCCCATTGTGCTGGTATTCGTCGGCGCAAATGACTGTGCGCCGACCCATGTCTGCGCATTGGCCAGCACGCCAAACTTGCCGACATTCACCCAGCGGTCCTCATCGCCAGCCGCAGCCGAAACATCGTAGCACAGCAGATAGTCGCCAGTCACGGGCGCCGTATTTTCGTGCAATTGATTTATATATCTGGTCATCCGTTACTCCCTCTCCAACCCTCCGGGCACGACTGGCGATCTGGGCGCCGTTGGTTGCTGTTGCGCCTTCACAAAGCCCACCTGCACATCATTCAATACCCAGCCGTCAGCAGACGGGGCGTCATACTCGTCGCCAAGATACTCGAGGAACGATTCAATGGTCCGCTGCGCCGCATTCCGGCGTTCGACTAAGGCAAGTAGATGTTGCTGTTGACTAATGGTTAATGGTTTAGCTGTATTCATTATGCTGTTGTCCTTATCCCTAATGCATGGTTAGTTGATCCATCCAGCCGCAGATCGTCGTAAATCCGCACCTGGTTGGCCACCGCCTCGATTGACGGTGTAGTATTTGAAGAAGCAAAAAGCTGAATGATGGCTGCAAAAATCTTAGCATAGTCACTCGCCCCCGACTGGAGCAGAAGCGTAGGGACACCCGGCGCGGTGCCCCCATAGACATTCGCTTGCGCAATGGCGCGCGCTCGGTAAATTACAGCTTCGCTATTGGGCGACATGGCGTATGAATCCAGACCATACGTGGTGGTGCCGCTGAGATAATAGCTGGTCAATCGTCCGATGGTGCCAACCCCACTGCGGTTGAATGTGACGGCATTCTTCTCAGTCTGGGTGAGGTAGCTGTTACTTGTATCGTTCGTAAGCGTCATGCCATTGGCATCAAGCACGGCATTGCCAGCCCCAGCATATAATTTGCCGGTCGATGCCCGCGCGTACCATTGAACCGTTGTGCCATCGGTGCCAAATAGATCCGTACCATCCCAGGCTAGCCGAGCGCCGCTAGTCCCGCCAAGGCCCATCTTGCCCGTATTATCCATATAGAGCGTCCAGGCCCCGCCCGAATAGTAGCCGAGTTTATCAGCGCCGAGGAACAGCCCTGCCCCACTTGGCGTCCCCACGTTCGCCCCCGGCAGCACTTTGGTGATTACGTTGCCACTGGCGTCTAGTCCTGCATTGAGTTTTGTTCCCTCACCCGCATTAATCCCCGCCAGGTTCGTCGGCTTGTCGCTTAAGTTACCGTAGCCGTTGCTGCCCGACTGGATCGTCATATTCCCAACCAGGCTCACGGCGAACGGATACGCAGCGCTGCCAATATTGAGAGTACCAAGCGCCGGATCGAAATCGAACACCGTGCGATTAGGGTCCGATACGTCGTAACCGATCTTGAATCGACCGTCTGGCGAAATGGTCACGGTTGGATCAATCCCGTTGTTCCACTCGCTTCCAATCCGGTACATGTATTGCTTCAGATTACTGATCACAAAGTACGGGCTGTTGGCGTTCGATAGGTCCGTCCCAGCCACCATGCCATATTGCTGAATCCCGCTCACGCCAGGCACGCCCACACCATCCAGCCGCCCAATCCGCACATGTGGCGTGATTTCCCCTAACCAAGGTTGCTCACCCACGGTGAACACGTCCATATAGGGGGCGTAGTTCAGATCGGACGTGAGCATGATACGCCCGTCGCCCTTTTTTCCGTACGAAATATCTGCTGTGCCGGCAGGGATGACTGCTCCGTGCGTGCCACCGCTCCAGATTTGGAGATAGTAACGGTAAAACGCTGTTTGGTCCTCGATATACATCACCTTGGCCCAAATATCGTAGAGGTCAATCCCAGGCGTGATCTGGCCAATGCTTTTGAGGCGCAGGGTTTGGCCAGGCTGAAAAATCATGGCATGGCCAGATGGCGGATCGGTGATGTCGATGTATTGCTCAATAGAACGCGTGGTGAGCTGCGTTCCCGTCCCCGTGGCCGTCGTACGAATGTCTAGCTGCGTTCCCGTCCCCGCAGCCGTCGTGCGGATGTCTAGCACTCTCTCCGTGCCCGTAGACAAGTTGATCGTCCACGGATTCTCCAGCTTACCAGCGGTTGCAATGAAGAGCGTGCCACCCGAGGCGTGAAACTCATCCATGACAAAAATGCTGGCATGCAGCTCGCCACGAATGAACGCATTATTAAGCTCAGCATTGCCCACCGGCGTGATTTGCCAGCCCGTCAGGCCGCTCACGAATCCCGGCTGGCCGCTTTGCAGATTGCCTTGCGAGTCCAGCACAATCAACTCATTGCCGCTCGTGTCCTCCACCCGCCACAGCCGACCTGTTTGGCTGGTGAGCTGTTTGATCCTGACCGTGTGATCTGATGCGTTGACGGCCTGAAAATCGGCCAAGGCGGCGCCGTCAGCCACAACGCCAATACCAAGACTTTTTAATGTATTGTCGAGTGTAAAAAACGTGCCGAGCAGCACGTCGCCGCTAACATGCAGCTTTTTCGACGGGGCATTTGTGCCGATGCCGACATTGCCGTTGAAATAGTTGATGTCGTTGATGCCCGACTGATAGACCCCCCACCCGTTCGTGACTCCAGTCACTTTCTGGGCGGGGATGTCGATCCCGTATGCGTTCGTTATCGTGCCTGCGCCCGTTACGCTTGGCGAGCGGGCCTCGAAACCCCGATAATTCGTGATGCTGCCAGCGCCCGACAGCAGAGCGATGATTCGATAGCCTGATGCGGTCGTAGTATTGCCGGCGCTCGGCATACGGATATTAGCCGACATCACGCCCAGGTTCGACGCGGTGCCGGAATTCATTTGATTGTAAACATCGCCAACAACGGCCGCCACGCCGGTGAAATTATTGGTGCCTTGTGCGGACACCGTAAATTGCAATGTGCGCAGGTCGGTAGTGCCGCCGGCGTCGCCAGTGCCGACCGCATTAAAATACGACAACGAACTCTGGCCGGCGGGCAACGCACCAAAATTGCGATTCAGATAAAACGGGTAATTCGCGTTGACGCTACCGAGGTTCAAATAGCCGTTGGCATCAATCCGCAGCCGCTCGACGCCATTCGTGGCAAACCCTAAAACGTCCGTGGCGATACGATACAGCCCCATGTTGGTGTCGCCCGAAAATGACAGCGCTGGCGTCGCCGCTGCGCCGGCGGGCAACAATAGGGCGCCGGTTAATGTGCCACCAGTCAACTGCAAATAGCGGCTGTCGTGGTTGTGCGTTAGATAGGCAGAATAGAAGGCATCAATGTCAACGCCATCAATCGTCACCCCCGTATCAACGGAGAGGTTGCCCGTTAGATTGCGCGAGCCGTCTTTCAGCAGGAACTGCGGGCCTTGGTCGTTGCGCAGCGTACCCGAGTGCAGCGAGCCGGCCAGATCGTGGACGCCAACCGTCGTCCCCGACCCGCTGCCGGCGCCAGCCTTGGTCACCACCGGCAACCACGGCACAATATAAGCCTTCAAATGCGGCGCCAACTGCTGCGCCAGGCTATTCAAATCCTCAGAAAGGTATCGCACAAACCACCTTGATCACTGTTATATGTTGGGCTGATAATAACAACTTATCAGCCCAGCACATCCTTTGCCCCGCGTGGCGTCAGCCTCCACGCATCCTTCTCGCAATCATATTCCGCCCGCTCCACCATTATTGGAGAGACGGATTGCAGCATCACATCCAGCGCCGTTGGCAGCCCATCCAGCACCAACCAGCGGCCGGCGGGCAGCTTGCCCGGCTCCACGCGCCCGCCGGCCGCATTGCGGACCACGCCATCCAGCCCGAATCGATCATCTATATCACTCGCGGTTGGCTCGGTAAAGACCTGGGCGATCAACTCCGCCGTGACCCGGCTCAACATCCGCTGGCCACTAGAAGTTTGCGTATTGATCAGCGCAGTGATTTCATCCAGCGCATACCGGTCCCCATCCCGCCATTGATTCTCGTAGACCCCACTGCTTATAGGCACATCCACCAAGCTAAAGAATTGCCCCGCAGCGATCAGCATATTCTCAATCTGGTCAGCCGTATCCTGCACCCCGTATACTTTGAACGGCATGCTCGCCGGCGTCGCCCTGGCCACCCAGGCGGACCCGTCCCACAGCTTCACGGCGCCAAATGAATACAAATCCTCCTCATTCAGCTCCACCGTAAAATAATCGGTAGCGCTCACGCTGCCGCTGCGCCTGGCCACCAACGCATAATCTGTCCCCGTGGCCAGCGTTGCCACGTTGTTGAGGGTAATCCACTCATAATTGGCAGCCGTCTTGATCAGGCTAGGCGCCAACGTGCCGCTGTCCAGTGCCGACCCCGTTGGATTGCCCCCGCTCACGGCGAATAATTCCAGCACAAAGTTGTCCGCAGGGCTGCCCACTTTGCCTACCTTGACCGCCACCTGACCCGCCAGCCATGTCCCATCGGTGCGGAAAATCTGGGAAATCTTCTGACTCTGCCCCGTGATCGTCACCGTGGCGCCTGGCGTCTCTTTGACGACTGCGTTGCTCACAACGACTTCGTTGCCCTGCGTCAGCGTGATCGTGTGCGGACCTTCGGTCACAATCGAGCCGCCAAAGCCTGTCTCAACCGTGATGTGGTCGCTGCCCGTGCTCTTAATCAGATGATAGTGGGCGTTTGACGTGCCCGTGGCCAGCACCATGGCCCCTTCTCGTGCGAAGCCGAGCCCCCCGGCTGAATCGAGAATATCATCCAGCGGATCAAAGCTGATCGTGGCCGCCGTGTACGTCTGCACCTTCTCACTCGTGGGCTGGGTCACCGTAAACGAGCCATTGTTGCTCGTTGAGCCACTCACCGTAAACACATCCCCTTCGGAAAATGCCTTCAGGCGCCCGCCGAGATCATGAATTGTTTTTGCGTTGATCCAAAAGCCGATCTGGTTAGAGCTGAACCCAAAGCCGACTATCGTCTGCACCCCGCTGGAAGACGGATCGTAGATAACCCGACCCACCAGGTTTTTGTAATAGCGCCAGCCCAACGTGCTCCACCAGCCCTTACAGATCAACTTGATGCCTGGCGCCGTCTCCCCCTCCATAATCGGGATCGCTCTGGGCTTCCCCTGTTGCGCCAAAATATCGGCCCGCTTAGCCAACGCCCGCGCCTGGCTGGCATCGCCCAGGGTGAAAAGCAACTCCTTGTAGCCATAGCGGAGCACACTATCACTGTCCTGCGCCCACCCGGTCTCTTTGCGCTCTGGCGTGCCATCCGCGCCCGGCTCCGTCCACGCGACATTCACATAGTTAAACATGCGCTCCAGCGAGACGCCCACGGTCAACCCGCCCAGAGATATGCGCACTTCATGCACATATCCCCACCATGTCCAGTTACCCAACGGATTGATTGTCACCACTGGGCGCTTCAGCCAATTCAGCGCATCCCACAGCGCCGCTGCGGGTCCAGCGACAGCGATCTCTGCGCCGTCGCAGCCGCCCACATCTGCCGAACTAATCCAGCTGGGGCGTGCCTCCAGCGCTTGGCGGATCTCGCCATAGTTCGTTGGGTCCAGCCATGCAGTAAAGCGACTCATATCGTCAACCGCCTTGGCCGATACCATAGCTGCGCGCTGAATGTATTGGTGATGTCCGAGCTGCTGCCCTCGTCGTGTAAGATGTAGATGCGCTGCGTCACGCCCGGAAAGATCATGAGCGGCCCGGCCTGGGCCGTATAGATGGGCAAGTTCACGCCGCCACTCACAACATACATCTGGTCTTCAATATCATCGTTGACGATACTATCGTTATTGGACACACTATAGCCTCGCTGAATAAGCTTCTTGTAGCTATCCAGCCCGGTTAATTGGGTGTAGTCAATATTTACGGTTACGGTGCCAGCTACTCGGAAGCTCAGGCCCAACTGCGCCGCCCCCCAATTCGTATTCCACCCGCCCGGCGGGATCGGCAATGTGCCCAAGTCCCACAACTGTGGAGCGCTGGTGGGCAACGCAATCTCTTGGCCTACCGCCAACGGGATCAAACCCGCCGAATCCCGCAGTTTTGGAGTAACGTAAATTTGGGGTGTTGATGAGTAGCCGCTAAAGCGCGTCAATAGCCTGAAATCTCGTCCCGCCGCCTGTGAGAGCAGTGTCGAATTCAACGCCCAGCGGAAATCGGTCGAGTTTGAAAACGTCTGTGTAACATAGCCGCCATTGCTGCACGTCGATTGACCAGTCACGACCGTGCCCCATCCGCTGACCACGCTTTCGCCTTCAACAATGTGGCTGAAATTCGTAGGGTCGGCGAACGCATTTACACCCAAAAAGATATTGCGATAGTCCTGAGCGGACCCGCTTGTATTTTTGAGCTGAAGCTTCGCCGGCGTTGGCAACGTCCAACCGGTGCTCGGCGCCGCAAATTGTGCATAGTTCCCGCGCGTCGAGTCCTTGCAATTGTGGACCGTCTTGCCACCCGTCGCCGGTGTCCCTGACGCCTGGCTACTCAATGGCGCCTCGGTCAATGAGCCATCCCACCACGGCCGCCTTGTGACGGTTAGATGCGCATTCGCCTTGGCTTGCACCCAGGCCGTCATGGCGTCATTCGCCCAGGCTACCGGCACGCCGTCCACGATCTCAGAGCGGTACAGGGTCGAGTCGTTGATCGGCTGATATTGCAAGTAGACCTTCGGCCCTACGCCTGTGGCCTGGCGCCGGCGCGCACTCACGATCAGTGTATCGATTGAATTGCCAATCGCCTGCACATCGGTCGTGGCCGCCCCGTAGAGCATGAACTCAATCGGCTCCGTCACATCCTCATATTCATTATTCCCCTTCGGCTTGGGCGACTGCGGCACATAATGCGTCAGCATCACATTGCCCGTCGTCAACGACACCGTCGTCGTCCCGTCCGTTATATTTAAAACATGAGGCATAGCTTACCCATTCACTTCTTCGACCGACAACGCTTTCTTATCACCCCAACAACTACCGTCGACTCCGGCGCTCGATAATATCCGCCACGGCATACGCCAACTGGACCACGTCCCGCTCATCTCGAATCACCGCGCCGGGCATATTCACCGTCACCCCACCGCCCGCAGCCATCGCCTCTGCCTGTGGATTCGCCATAATCCCGGCGCCACGCGGCACATACATCAACTCGCGCCCCGTCTCGCCCACCCAGCGCATACCACCCGACGAATACGACGTGCCTAGCGCATTGCCCGCCGTCGAGCTGCCGGTCTTGCCCACCTTAACCGCCCCGGTCCAGTTCTGACCAGAAGCTTCTTCGTCAAAGCCGGCGAAGACAATCTTCACCATGTGGGCGCCCACATTTTTTAAGGAGTCGATCACATTCTGGTCAAGCAACTGCTTGTCGGCCACGCTAGCCAGCTTGCCGATCACGTCAATCTTTTGCGCACCATCGCCCCACCCGTTGGCGATATTGGTCAAGATTAACTGTCCTGTCTGATCAAACAGCCCCTTCTTGTCTAACTGGGCATTCACCATGGCCACCAACGCGCCACCAAAATCAACCGTCTGCTTATCATTGTCCTGCGGCGCCGACAACGACGAAGCCACTCCGCTCATAATCTTCGTGGCCACGGGCTGCATCGTTTTGACCGTAATGCCCGCCGAGAGATTGCCAATAATCCCAGTGCCCAGGCCGCCCGGCGCGCCCGCCAGGCCCTGATCAATCCCCAGGCGCAACTGACCGCCCAGGGCTGCCGCCTGGCCAGCCACTTGGTCCGGCTGGATGCCAAACAGCGCCATAATGCTCTGCTGGCCACTCTTCGCCGCCGCCTGATCAGCCATCTGCTTCTTGACTGCATCCTGATTGATTAAATCCAAATTCTTCCCGCCGGCGAACAGCGAGGAATCATTCCACTTATCCTTCACCATATCCAAAATCACTTTCGCCGGCAGCATCGGATCAATCCCCGCCCGGAGCGCGGCGTCTTTGATGTCCGCGTCTTTCCAGTGGGCGCCGTTGAGCACATTGTCCGTTAGGTGGCGCACCCAGTCGTCGGCGAAATTCTGCGGGATGCCCAGTTTGGCAAGGTCCAGTTGCTTCTGCGTCACCTCCGACGTATGGAAGAGGCCAGATGTATTCTGGAGTGCGCTTTTTAAATCGTTAATCGACTCCTTTTGCGCCTTGGTGTTTTCCTTTACGGCGCGGGTCATTTCCCGCAGCGGCGTATTGATCTCCTGATTAAAGAGCGGCTGGTACGACCCGGCCCGCGGTACGTCTGTCGTCGATAATGGTGTGGTCCCGCCCGCGTTTTGGCCGATGGCCATCATGCCACCGTTCATCATCCTAAGGGTGTCTTCGTGCTTAAAGATTTTGGTCCCTGCCGGCAAGTCCATCAATTGTGGACCCCCCACCCCGGCCATAAGCCATTTGCCCGTAGGCAACTGAATGGCTTCGGTCCCCTGCTCGCCAACCCATGTCGGTCCACCCTTCCAGGAGCCTGTGCCGCCCGCATTATTGCCTAATCCAACCGCGCTGATCAGCGAAGACCAGCCAGGGAATGCAGGGATATACGCGCGTAAATCAAGCGCACTGATAAAGCTTCCCCAGCTAATCGTAGGAACGAAGCTGGACCAACTTAGTGCCGATACCCATCCGGCCCAGCTCAGCGCGGTGACAAACTCAGACCATGCCAGCTTTCCGATCCACGTTGCCCACCCCAAGACAGCAACAAAGCCACTCCATTCCAGCTTGCCAACGAATGTGGCCCAATTGATCGCCGTCGTGATGATCGTTGCCCAGTCCAGCGCTTTAATATAGGCGCCCCAATTGCTCAGCGCGGTGACAAATGAGCTCCAGGTCAGCTTTGCGATAAAGGCGTCCCAGGAGACCTTATCTATTGCCCCCGTCCATTCCAGCTTGGTGATAAATGAATCCCAAGCAAATGCGGCAATATAGCCTGCCCAAGAGAGCACGTTGATAAAATCCGACCAAGTCAGATGCGAGACCGTGCCCGACCAATCCAGTTTACTCAGCCATTCCGACCAGACCAGCGAAACAAGATAGGCGCCCCATTCCAGGGCAAACACAAATGCCGTCCAGGACAATGCCGGAATCCATGTGGCCCAGTCAATCGCCGTTGTGATGATCTTGGTCCAGTCCAGCGAGACAATCCATTGCCCCCAGTCGCTTAGTGCGGTGACAAATGAACTCCAAGTCAGCTTTTCAACAAAGGCAGCCCAAGAGACTTTGTCTACCACGCCCAGCCATTCGAGCTTGGTGATAAAAGAGTCCCAAGCAAATGCGGCAATATAGCCAGCCCAAGAAAGCACGTTGATAAAGTCTGACCAGGTTAGATGTGAGACCGTGCCCGACCAGTCCAGCTTGCTCAGCCATTCCGACCAGACAAAAGCGGCAATATAGGTTTCCCACTTCAGCAAAGTAATCACGGCCGCCCAAGACAGCGCGGGGATCCATGTGGCCCAGTCAATGACCGTCGTAATAATCTTGGTCCAGTCTAAACCGGTGATGTAAGCACCCCAATCGCTGAGTGCAACGACGATCTCAGACCACACAATAGGGGTAATATAAGCAGCCCAACTGTCTAACTTTGCGATAAAGTCCGACCACTTAAACGCCTGGATGGTCGCATTAATCGATTGCAACGCTCCCTGCAACCCCTCTTTCAGGGGTCCAAAGTTTCCTTGGGTAGCCGCATCGATCCACGACATCAACTCCATGAAGCCGGGGCGCAAGAAATCAATCACCGCCTGGGTCTTTTCTTGAATGCCGCCCCAATCATTCGCCCAGGCTACCGACAACAGCGCCATCGCAGCAACGACTAGTCCTATGGGTCCCAGCAGCAGGCTAAAGGCCGAAACAAGCGCCCCTACCCCGATCAGCAACGGACCAATCGCCGCCACCGCCAACGCGCCAAACACAATCCAGCGCTTGGTACCATCCGACAGCCCGTTGAAAGCCTCTACCAACTCCTTAATCTTCGTTGCGCCCATGCCGACATACGGCAGTAGCACCGTGCCCAGCGCAGCCCCAGCGTCCTTGATCGACGCCGTAATAATGCGTTGGCTGTTCGCTAGGCCGTCGCTCGTTCGCGCAAAGTCCCCCTGGGCATCTTTCGTCGCCTTCATGATTAGCACATAACGCGCCTGCATAAGCATGGCTGGCGTCAATGCTTTTTCTGTGGCGGCTAGTCCCATGGCGAGCGCCTGCTGCTTGACCGCAGTTTCCGACAGATTGACGCCCAGCGAACGCAGCGGCTCCGCCTCTCCGACAAGGCCAGATCGCAGTTTTAGCAGAACTTCGGTTGGATCGAGGTTATTAAACGAGGCTAAATCCGAGGCCAACTGCACCAGGTTTTCCGACATCTTGGTTGTCGTGTCCTGATTCATGCCTACTGATTTAAAGAGATTACCGAAGGTCCCAAGCGCCTCATACGCTTCTTGCTTGCTCACCCCCAAGGCAGTCGCCGACGACTCCGCCCACGCCTTGACCGCCGCCGCCGACTTCCCGAAGATCACATCAACCTTATTGGAGCTTTCGCTCAAATCGGAAGCCATCTTGACCGAGGCCGTCGCTACACCTAGGATCGGCAACGTCACCGCCGCCGTCATCCCTTGCCCGGCCTGGCGAATATTATCGCCAATCTGGCGTATTTTTCCGCCCACATCAGAAAGAGTGCTCTGGGCCTCGCCCAAAGCACTCTTTAAGCCCCCGATGTGGCCAGTTATATTAATAGCCAGATTCGCAATCGTACCCACGTCTACCTAAATCCTAGTCTCGACAAGCTCGACTATCAGTTATCGGTTGCTGAGCTTGCCGAAGCATACGCCTCAAACATTGCCTCAAACATCTCCACTGCTTGATGCTTCGGCCCTGTGTACTCCGCCTCTTCCTGCTCCCCCTCCCCTCCCAGGAGACCCTGCTGGGGGGTGAGGTTGTCCCACTCTGGCATAAAATCATCCAGGGGATAAGGCAACTGCCCGGCTGGCCGCACCAGATTTGCCATCATGCACAGCAGCCGGCTATTCAGGAGATCATCCCGTGACGGTCCAATCGGGCCGCATACTCTTTCGTAGGCTTCCCACTCGCTTAGCTCGCGGCTGGAAATTTGTTCCAGCCCCCGAGCCACCGATGGCCACCCCAGGGCCAGCGCTAGACGGAAGCAGAGCTGTCGCCTGGGGTTTGCTCTAAATTTTCCGTCAACTCATCGATGTCATCATCGGTCAACCCGCTGAGCTTTTGAGCCGCCTCAAATACTCGATTCAAGGCCTGTGCAGATTTCGCCCCCAGAGCCTTTACGTCGCTGTCCTGGAAGATCCGGGCGCCGCTCTCATCCACAATGCAGCGCGCCACCAACCGCGCCCGGATGTTTTGCAAATTGACGTGCTGGGCTTTTCCCTTACCTTCGAGAGAGTCCGCCTCGAATCGATCCCGCTGCGCCCCAGTCAGCCCGCGCACCAAGACATCACCGCCCCACTCGGGTACGGCAATCGTCTCCGTCTTAATATCATTTGCGCCTAAAATTTGTTCACGCGTAAGCAAAGCCATATTGAACAACTCCTCCTGTAATTCGTTAAGTTTTCCAATCGAGCTAAAAGCTTTTACGATTAGCCCGGCAATAAAATGACTGCTCCACTCTCGATACCGCACAGAAACGCTCGACGGCAGCATGAGCAAGCAAGCAAAAGCAATCAGCAGCCTGCTATACGCCAGTGGGTATCTCTGTCTAATCCACACCACGCCAATCTCCCTGCCACTCGCTACCTAACTCCTCGACTGATAATAACCAGTTATCACCCCGGCCTACGGCAGCGTTGCCAAGGCATTCGAGATCGATGCCAAGAAGAACAGCGAATCCGCCGACGAATACGACGCATGACCTTGGAACTGGACCGTGGTGTCGCCGTCGCCTTCCTTGTTGTATCCACCGACTTTGTCATACTTGCCAGCGAGGTCGAAGTTAAACGTGTTCACCCCGGCGCCAGGACATTGCAGGCGGAACAACTGCAAGGTGTTGTTTTCGTAAATCCCGCGTTGCGTGGCCACATCGCTCACGCCAGTGTCCTGCGCCAACTCCAGCGTCAACGTGAAGGTCACTTCCGGCTCCTTAGCGAACTTGTACGCCAACGGATACAGCGTGCCATCGCCAGGCGGCACCCAGACAATGCCGTTGTTGATCTTGACACTTGCCGCCACCAGCACACCCGTGAGCTGCGTGGTGCCAATGGTCCCGCCCGAAGCGTCAATATAGAGATTCGTGTTGGCGAAGATGGCCTCGTTCACCGCTGGCAAGCCAATCGCCGCCGTGAACGTGCCATTGACCAAGCGCTGCCCCATCACGGAGCCGCTCATCTGCCACAGTTCGCCCGCCTTGCCGCTGAACTCGATCTCATTCGCCAGCGCAAACGGCATCAATTTCTGATCGGCACTGGCCAGTTGATTCCCCAACCGCAAGGTATAGCTTTGGAGCACGTTGGGTGTGGTGGAAAGCGGAAACGAATACGCGCGCACGTAGGTGCCCGTGCCCGATGCCGTCACCTTTCCAATGCAACTTTCCAGCAAAATGCACGCCTGTTGATACGTAAAGGCCGTGGCCGGAATCGCTAATTTGGCGCCCAATTGCGAGTCGTACGAGCGTTCGCCAGCAACCAGCAGCCCCACATCTTCCTGCACCACGTCGCGCTTGCGGTCATCGTCCGCACTGGCAAACACGCCACGCCACAGGTTTGTCGCTGCGACCTGCGTGCCAGGCGTCACCTCTTTGCCGATTTGGCAGAGTGAATAAGGCCAACCTGCATATGTCTTAGCCATTGGTTGCTACCTCCTCAGCCGTAGCCTTACGCTTCGACGCAACAGGCGGCACGGGTAACTCTACCGGCGCATATAGTTTTATTCCCATTGCCGTCTCATGTTCCTGAATAGCCGCGCCATGTAGTGCAGCCTCGTCCGCCCGCAAATCGCGCGCTGGGACGCCAGGTATATATGTGCCATCCCCGATATACTTCAACACAACATCCATACTTCCTCCTCACCCTCATCTCACGCCGATTTCAGCAGGTCGGCCACCCGCCGCACCCAGGCCGAACCGAAATAACTAAATGTCCCAAGGCCCGCATAAAACTCCAACCGCAGCGCCGTGTACAGATCCAGTCGCTTGGCGGCAATGGCCAGAAATTGATTGGCCTTGCTCACGCCGCAATTGACGGCCGTGTCAAAATGCATCAGCGACAATGGCCAGGCCAAGGCATCGCACCCGGCCCGCAGCCAATAATCTGTTCGATAAATCTCTTTTGCCTGCGCCACCGTTAAATTTCGGATATCCAAGTTGGGATAGCTGCGCCTGCTGATCCCCCAGTTCGTCTCCCCACCGGGATCGACCGGGTTGTTCACGTAGCCGCCTTCCCACGCCAGCACGAACGTCACCGCTCGTTCAAAGTCGCTGGGGGGGATGTCATTGCACAGCGTCAGAATCGCCGTGCCATCCCGCGCGCTTTCCGCTACCCAGCCGCTGCGCCCAGCGCTATAGTTCACCAGCCACCAGTTCAAATCATCTACTCCTCGCGGTCCCTGCTCCAGCGTCACCACCATGCCCACCTGAAGCAGATCGATCACATCGCCCGTGGGCTTGTCTCGCAATCCTGGCGATTGGCGCACATTCGCACCCACTAGCACCCGAGCTTGCCCGCCGATGTTGTTCATCACCCCACCTTGACCGCCACAAACACCACAAACCAACTGATATGATGGTGGGCCGGCAGCCCCGCGCCCACAAACGTCTCCGACGCCGTGCCATTGATTCCGACCGCGCACGCAAACGGTCCATGCTCGCCCCGTTCAGGCACAAAGTTGCTGCCCGGATCGAGCACGATATTGCACCACCCCGACCCCGGCTTGGTGCGTTGGCTGCTTTCGTTGCCCGGATAATCCGGCGTCCAAAAGCGGACTTGGCAATCCCTCATCAATTGCCCATCCAGCCCGATCACCGCCGCAAAGAAGTTATGGGCGCCGCCCGCATCGTCAAAGGTATCAGGTCGGCCCCAAGGCTTCAGATAGTCCGCCCGTGCCCAGGGTTCGATCTCATAGACCGCATCGTCCGGGTTGTCGCCTTTTTCCCAAGAACCCTGTACCGTCGTGAAGACATCGCGCACCATGTACACCACATCCCCGCTCTTCACTGGGATCGGGTTCGGCAGAATCCGTGCATTTGCCTTCGCAAAAGCGGCCCCGAGTCGTCGATTAACCGTAGGTGCAACTACGGGCGGCTGCACGCCTGGCAGAACTGGCGTAGGCAGAAGAGGATCAGGAGCCGGTTGATTGACAATCGCGTTCATCTCGGCAACAAGCGCCCGCAAGCGCTGCAAATCTGAATTGAGCATTAGCCAAACACCTCCGCAATCACCAACACATCCTCGACCAAATAGGTATTGCCGACCACCTTCGCGTTGTCCACCACTGACCATCCGCCATACTTCAGCGAAGTCCAGAGGGTGCCAGCTTGGTCACCCTGATTGGCCACCAGCCACGTGATCAGCTCCAGCTCCAACTGATCCAGCGTATCCTCGGCACTCTCCTCAGACACCTGCATCTTGTCACCGGCATAGAGCACCCAGAGCTGCACCGTGAAGCCGAACTGCGACCGCACTCCGCCATGACTGGTCTTTTGTGGTCTCAAGGATCGGGCGGAGAAGACGCGCACCACGGGCGATTGTCCGGCAAAGTTGCTCTTCTGATAGCGATAGATGACCTGCGCCGTGGGCATATTTGCCGCCAAGCCATCCCCCAGCGCCCGGCGTATATCCTTCCGACTAATCGGCACATCACCCAGCGGCATTAGATCACCACTCTTTCAATTACCAGCGCCATAAACTGCTCATTGCTTACCGGTATCGTCCACGGCGCCACATCGCGCACGTCATAATCCTGACTGGCCAGGGTCAGCACGTCGCCGGCGACAATGTCATAGCTGCCAGGAATGATCGTGGAATAGACCTGCGCCAGCGTCTCCAGCTTCAAGCGTTGAATTAGATCCGTCGCTGCGGGCGTCAAGGGTGTGCAGGCAATGCCATTCAAATACGCCGCCGGCAGCCCCCGTTTGCCTGCGACCACCACGGCCCGCTTCGTGCTGGCGGTCGCGGTCGCCATCGTTGTCAAACTCATCAGCCTAATCCCTGATTCCTAATTCCTAATTCCTGCTATACCGACCTCAACCGCACCGGCGCCGGCGCATCCGCATCCAACGCTACCTGGAGAATCGCTTCATGCATGGCTGCGACATTCGCTCGCTTGCGGGGAATCAGAGTTAATAGATCTGTGCGCAGCTGTCCCCAACTCTGGCTGACTGGCCCTGCGGTTGTGCTCACATCAGGGATATTCGTGAGCACACTCTCCAACGTCCGCAGCTCCGCCAGATCTAGTAATGCGTCGGTGTGCGTGGCCACCACCGACGCCAAGTCGCCATCCGTCGCCGCCGCAATCGACGCCGGCGTATAGCCCAACATTCGCAGCGCCCACAGGATCGGATCCGCCAGTGCTGGATTGGGCGTTCCGACCACGGACATCTTCGCCCGCACCATGAACGCCCCAACCCGCTTCACGATTACTGTCTCTACATCTGCCAGTAACAGCGCCATCAGCCCACCTTACTCCGTCTTCTTAGGCTTACCCTTGGCGCCCTCTGCGGAAGGCGTAGCGGGGTCAGCGATGGGCGCAGGCGTTTCCACCACGACCAACACCAACTTATCCTTGAATCCCTCCGCCTCTTGCGGGGTCAACTCCACAGTGTCCCCTTCCCCAAGTTCGTTCAACATCCCAAACCGATAACCAGGCTTCACCCGATATGTCTGCTTCTCACCCATACTCTGCTCCCATTCGTTTCTTTCTGAATTTGCTGTCGCTGTTGGACTGACAATAAGAGATTATCGCCCCAAGAATTTATGCACCCGTGATATGCATGATGCCGCTCTTGCCGTCGTACCGGGCCTTCACGCGCGGCGTCCCGACCATCATCACTTTGAACATGCCAGCCAACCCATCATCACTGGCCCACTCACGCACCTGCACACCCACCAGGTCAATCGGTTCGGCCCAGTCGGCGACGTTGGAATCCATCTGAATGAGCAGCAGCTCGCCCGCCGGCAACACCGCTGTCGGCAGCAATTTGACCGCCGAAATCTGCGGCATCAACAAGATGCGCTGAAGCGGCGTCTGCCCGGAGGCATCACCGTAATAATTGAGTGCAGCAGCGTTGTATTGCGCAGTTGACGCATACAGCACGAAGGGACCATAGTGATTCTGGTTGTTGAGCGCCGTGATCGCACCGTTCAGCGTTGGTACGATATTGGCAATCGTGCTCCACGCTCCGCCACCCAGGGCCGTAGCCGAGGAGGTCACCCGGTTGGGATGAGAGCGATAGCCATAGAGGCTCACGCCGTTCAGGCGCACACTCGATCCATTGACAAGCAGCCCTTCGCCGCCCTCAGCGACCACACGCGTCGCCTCACGCAGCGAGGTCATATCCAGACCGTCAAATAGGCGCCGACTGGCCAGTAGGGCGCGTTGGTCGATCTCGAAATCCTTGAAAATCACCGGCACGGGCGAAGCCGTCTCGATCATTTCCGGCAGATCCCGGTTGGCGCCACCACGTCCGCTCATATTCACATTGGCCGCTGTGACCTCAGAACTCATATACCAACGGCTCAGGGTAGAACCTAGCCCCCCAAGCGGATGCACCAGCCCGCGACTACGCAGATCATTCACGGCGACCAGCGGATAGCGGGCCGCCTCAATCACGACACGATCAATCTCTGCCCACTCGTCACGCATCAACATGCTATTGACGACCAGGCCGCGCTGCGTCATGATCTGCACCCGACCCGTGCGTCGGTTCACCTGAAGCGGACGGCTGCCGCCGATGACGGCCGCTTGCCCTTCATCCGTTCGTAAATCTAATACCTGTGCTTCTCCAGCCATCTTCATCCTCCTACAACGATTACCCTCAAAATCTCACAAAACCCAGCCATCGGCCGGATAAATTTAGAACAAGCGCACCCGGATACGCCCCGTGCTGCCCGTGGTCGTCACAGCCTCTTCGGCTGTCCCGACTGGCGACCCAGCGATCACCGTCGCATCCACTGTTGCCACCTTCTGCAAACAGCCAGCCGTAGTCGATGGCCCCAGGATGTCACCAGCAGACACCGTCTGGCTTGCCGCCAGTCGGGCATACACCAAATCGCCATTCTGGCCATAGATGTAACGCGCATTGTCACCAACCGCATACGTCTGGTTGAGCGACAATAGAGTTGGGTCACTCGCATACAGATTCTCCAACGCAAACATACGCTGGTTGATCTTGCCCGCGGTGGCCACGGCTTGCACCGTGCCCGCGCTAAGCAATTCCAACAAATCACCCGGCGTCACCACCGCCGTCGCCACCTGTCGCTCAAAGACCGGCTTCTCATCCCCATTAACCTGCAATAAAATCGTGTTGGGCGTTGTTGCCGCCATAATCTCCCCCTATCCCTAATCCCCACTGTTCACTGATTACTGATTACTGGTAACTGCTTACTACCTGCTACCTACTACTTCTTACCCTCTTCCACCTTCGGCGCCACATACGGCTCCCACTCATCGCCCTGGGCGAAGGCGTTGACAACCACACCAGCGCGGCCGCTATAATCCATCGGGCGCAACGAACGCTCAAGCTTGCTCAGCGCCTCCAGGCTCATCCCGGCCATGTCCTCCTTGGTGAACGCGCACTGCGTGTTGGCCACCAAGCGCCCGATCATTTCATCCTTCTGGCGTGCCGCATTCACCGTCACACTTTGGAGCGCATCTCGCACCTTGGCCGCGCCGCCCATCTCGCGCACCAGGCCGGCCAGCTCGGCCAACTCGGCCGGCATCTCAAACGCAGGCTTAGTCGCATTCACGACAGGCGCAGGCGGATCGGTAATACCCAGTTGCGCATTGGCCGCCGCCACAATGTCCGCTTTCCCCTCGGTCTTTTTAACCACCTTGGCTTGCTCTTGCTCTTTTTCCATCGAACCATTCTCCTCTGAACATCTACAAGAATTAACCGTCATAGCCTCAAACCCGGCAACCGGGTCGCGTAGCTGGCCATTCAGATCGAACACAATCGTGGTAGCGCCCCAGCTCAACGCCACTTGATCAAAGATTAGTGATGTCGGCGCAACAGGTGCCAACGTCACCGGCGAATCGCTGGGCACATACCCCAGCGTGATATGTGGCACAAAGCCATGCAGCCGCCCTACTTCAACATCCCAATTCAGCACGTTGGCCAACCAATCGCGGAACTGGTGCAGCGGCTCCGATTCAACCAACAGAAAGATGGCATCTTGCCCAGAAGCCGGATTGGCAAAGCGCCCCATCCCGCAGGTCTGCGCCAGCACCATCATCTGGTGCTCGGTAACCTCACCCAGCGTTCTGGCGACTAAGTTGAACTCAGCCGCCACATCGGCGATGTCGCCGAGGTAGGCAAGGGTTACATGCAGTTGATTCGCCGGCAACACGCTGCCGCCCGGCAGCGCATCCGCCGCCAACGCCAACGGCTGCGCATCTTCAGGCCGCAAATAGAAAGCCACCATCACCGACTGGCTGTAATCTCCATCGCCCGTTTGATTGACGACAAGTGCCGTCTGAGACTCTGCATTCCGCATTCCGCGCTCCGCATTCACCCTGGGCGCTCCGCAGCCATCCGCCACCGAGCATGCGCCCACCTCGTCCGGCAGCAGCGCCACATGATCCGGGCGTAGATTGCGCTGGATCCCCTCGAAGAAGGTGCCCTTGTGGTAGCCGCTGGTCGCTTCCACGTCACAGTAATAGGCCGTGCTCAGCTCAACCGTCTGCCCAGCGTCCATGCGCGCCAGCAGGGTCAGCGCATCGCCGCCCACTACGGCCGCCTTGGCTGTATCAATCCACAGTTCGCCTTTCAGCTTTCCGCCATCCATCATGGCGCCGAAGAGCGACCCAATCGCCGAAGTCTCTAGTACCGTGGGACTATTCGCACTGACAAACTCACCATTTACCTGTGGATGGCGCACCGGAATCGGACGTCCGTTCCAGGCATCAACAAAGGCGGCAATCTCCTCGCTGGGCACAAACTGACCATTGAGCACGCCTTCCTTGATCAGCACGGCTGGCGCCACCGCGTATTCGCGACCGTCCAACATGCGCCGGTCTAGTCGGTTTCCCGTTAACTCAGCTTGCGCTCGTTGGACTGTCAGCATCGCTCGTCGCCTTCCGTAATGGTGGATCGGTATCCACGATGGTGTAGCCGGAGAGGTTGGGCATCGGCGCCACCGGCATCGGTTCAATTTGCGGTTGCGGTTGCGACTGGGCCTTCAGCCAATACACGGCTGACTCAATCATCACCCGCAGGATGCGCGGATCGACGCCCATGAACAGCCCAAGCCGCGCAATTTCGCTCAGCACCCAATTCAACTTCTCTTCGCCTGTTCGGCCCGCAAGCATCTGCTCTGCCGCCGTTACCAGGAAATTGATCGTCTGATAATCCGGCGCCGAGCCTGGCTTCACCCGGAACCAGACCAACAAACCAATCGCAATCAGCAACAGCCCAATCGAAAAATAAGCCCCTGTTCCCATATACCTCCTCGGCTGGAAATAAAAAACGGCGCAACAAGAGCTGTTATGCTCTCATTGCGCCGTGTGTCTTTGGTCCTGGCACGTCAGCCGGCATGGTGACCGGCCCGCTGATATTTGATTTGCCCTGCCAGATCTAGAACCGACAGGGCGATATTGTAACCCCTAGTGGGGTTTAACACCTTTGATTTGCTTGGGGAGGGTGTGCCAGACCCTCCTCCACCGCGTTCGCCCTGGACGGCTAGGCATTACTGCCCTCTCTTGGTTAGCGCCCCCAATCACGTCGGACATTAGGCCGTCCGATGGCTATCCTAACCGTTGACCCGGCTCACGTTGCCGGCGGTGGGGGCTAATGGAATGGTAGCGGGACTTGGAGTTGAACCAAGCACCTTTGGATTATGAGACCAACGAGCTGCCGCTGCTCTATCCCGCTCTGCAAACTAACTTTGAACCTGCTGCCAGAGCCGTGCAATTCGGTCACGCTCGGCAAGGAATGCCGGATCTTGCAAGCCCGACTTGTCTTGCTCTTGCGGCCCCAACTCCTTCTGGCATTACTTCTCTACCCTTCCAACTTCTTGCAGCGACCAGTCACACGCCTGACTATCCACCGTCAACACGATGATATATCTGCCAGGCTGGAGACCCCGACAGCGTCGCAGGAAATTCAGCCACCTTCGCTGCACCGTGATCACACTGGTTTCCGTTGGCATTATAGCAGCGGCATCATCCGCTTGCAATAGGTACTCTGGACCCACTATTTCCTCCGTGCCTCTTCGACTGATAATAAATGCTTATCACCCCAACAAATCAACCGTGGGTTGATTATTTCGCCAAACACCCCATTGAAAACCGCCCGCCCTCGTGATACCTTATCTCTATCAACATTCACTCAATTTACCCAGGAAAACCACCCATGTTTCTATTTAGGCTATTTCGCCGTTCCCCCAAGCAAGTTTGCCCTTACTGCCAAAAACCACTTGACAAAAAAACTGTCCGCAAAAAGCAATGTCCACATTGCAAAAACACAATCCTAGTTCGCCAAGGGAAACTGATGACGGATGAAGATGCTACGATCAAAGACTGGCTCACCAAGCTGCAAGGCACGGGCATTGACCAAGCCACCTTCGACCGTAAGCGTCAACAACTTAGCAAGAAACTCCGCCATACTGCATCTGTCAACGATACCCTTTGGAGCTTACTTAATGAGGCCATACCCAAAGCCGATCATGTTGATCAAATTTACTTTTTTATGGCCGATCTAGCCCGTAGTGAAGGCAAAAACCCGAATACTTACTTGGCTGACGCTGCCAAGCATCGTTTATTAGAATACAAAAAAGAAGGCGTCACCCATGTCAATATTCTCACCGCCAACGACAAGCACGTCTGCCAGGCTTGCCGTAAACTCGCTACCGAGCCTATTCCTATCGACCAGGCCCTTAAAAAGCTGCCCATTCCCCATTCCTGTAAAAGCAAAGATGGCTGTCGCTGTGGATATGTCGCCGCCCAATTCGCCAGGCGTTGACCTAGCAGCGTAAGCGTGACGGAGGAAATCAACTCACAGCCAATTATTTCGCCAAACTCGGCATTGAAAACCATCAAAACCTCTGCTATGATAGTTAGTACGAAGCACGCCGGAACGCGCTCTCGTAATGACACATAACAGCGGTTTTTTCATGCCGCAAAATAACATATAATTCGTCGTCAGAAATCTACGACTAAGGGGATTCCCATACGGCCTAACCGCTGTGTGTCGAAGTGCGTTCCGGCACCCTTGGTCGTAGATTTCTGCCGTTTCAATTAGGAGTCTAAAATGCCGGAACGCACACAGACTGCTTACAACCGCCTCTCCCAGTCGGAGGCCCCGCCCATCGACCTTGCGCAATTCATTGCTCAAGCCGCCACGCTTGAAGCCTACCTGCGCCCCAGGGCGCAAACGAATCACCAGTACAGCCTCATCGGTCAACTTGCCTACCTGCGTCAACACGTCGCCGCCTTCAGCCCAGAGCCACCACCGCGCCGCAAACCCAAGCACTATCATGGCAGTGAGTGGCAACGCATCCGCATCATGGTCCTCGCCCGTGACGGCGCCGCCTGCACCGGGTGTGGTTGCGCCTACCTCAACCAACTCGAAATCCATCACATCAAGCCCATCAGCGAAGGCGGCACCGACGACATCGACAATCTAACCACCCTTTGTCATCAATGCCACAATCACGAACACGGCATCCTAGCCGCCTGAGACAGTAGACAGTAGATGGTAGTAGGTGCTGTCTGCTGTCTACCTGCCGAAGCCGGCGCCCGTTGCATTAGATTTTCTCCACGCCAGCCCAATGCGTATTTAATTCTGCGCCGCACTGCAAACATTTAAAGCGTAGCCCGGCTAGTCCATCAACGGCCCAGCCGGCGGGGGCCGGAATCAATAGGTAATTCCCGCATCCGCATTTTACTGATAGCCAATAATTACTGGGCGCGGACATCAGCGCGACCTCACTCGATGTCGAGGTCGCATAAAACGCATACGCCCTCTCTATGACAACATTTTCCACCTTGCCTGTAGTGATGTTAGGCTCTTCCATTACTGTACCTTTCATTACACGTCCCAAGTCGAAGGGCTACCGAAACCGCTTGCCCTTCTCTTCCCAAGGCTTCACCCGATCCCGCAACTGCTTACGCTGGGTCAACCGTGCGCGCTCCCGCTTCTGGATCAAGAACTCATACGCCGTTCGTGGTGGCTCTTGGCTCAAACTCTCTTCCTGTCGGCGCGCATCCTCAGCCAAACGTTTAAAAGCGCCAGACCAATCCATCGTTGGCGGCCTCATCCAGGTTTCAACTGGCTCGAATTGCTCAGCGCGCTCAAATCTCCCCACTGGTGGCAATCCCCTAACGCCAAAAATAAATGAGTCAACGTCACGCGCCATCCTAGTAAACGCCTTCTGAAAGCTCTCCGAAAGATCGATGCCCGCCGCCGCTAGCGCCGCTTGAACCTTTTCAATATCTGCGTTTAGCTCTAGCACATTCACCTTGATCGCAACCGTCCTATGCGTGAACACCGGGACAACCGCAACCTCTTCGTCTTCCACGCTGTCAGTCGTCGATAAATTATCCATAAACTCAATCCTCCTCCAGCGCCCCAACCACAGCCCGCTCCGCATCACGCACAAAGCCTGGCTGCACCTCACGCAGCGCCTCTTCATCCGTTGGCCAACGCCGGCGATGCATCCACGCCTGAAACTGCTCACTCTGCACCCACGGCCCATACTCCGTGTTATTGCCCACCTCACCCGTAATGCTTGTACTCGTGCGCATTATCCGCTGCGTCCACCGTTGACCTAACTTATCTGTCCGCTCATATGTTTGCCCCTCTCTCTTCGGTGGATAAATTTTCATCCGCATTGTTACTCGAGTCATCGCTCGCTCTATGGGTTGTTCCAAAACTTGGAGCACATCCACGCCCAATCGACGATAAGCCTGATCTAGCCCTCGAATTTCCACCTCAATGTCAGCCATTTGCCCCCTTTGTCACCCAGAAAACGCACAGAACAGCCGGTAAGGCCCATTTCTTGCTGTCAGAGTCCAAACACACAGCCCTAATCCCCAAAGCCAGCACGCTGCCCTTCCTATTACCCCGGTTTCTACTGTCAATCGACGATAGCACCAAGTTTGCACCGACATCGCGGATGCGCTGGCGGCGTAAACTTCTGTCCACCAAAAGCAGCCAAGGCCCCCTCTCCCCCTGGATGAACAAACACCCCATCCAATCCGGCGTGCATCGCATTCGTTTCTTGGTGCTCAATACTTGCCGACTGCGCCGACCCATCATCAAACTGCAAGCCACCCAATGGAGCACAAATCGGGCAGTTATGTACCAGAATACCGTTTGCATAAAACTCTGGCACGTCTTCCACCTGAAGATCGTACACCGTAATTGCATTGCTTGTCGGCTGTTGATATAATGTAAGAAAACTAGTCAGGAGTTGTAAGCCATGCCATTTGAGTATATCTGCTCCACCTGTGGGGAAAAGACGGTTAAGCCAACTAAAAGCCGTAGTGAAAACGTCTTTTGCTCTAAGGATTGCTATCACGCCTTTACCCGCAAGGGCAAAGAAATCCCATGTCCCACTTGTGGCAAACTGACTTATTTTACCAGTTCTCAGGCCGCTCAGGGACGGCGATATTGCAGCCGAGATTGTTTCGAGCAATCCCAGGGAGAAATGATTACCAAAATCTGCCCAGTTTGCGCCAAACAATTTCAGGTCGTGCCCTCCATTGCAGATCGTTATACCGTTTGCAGCTATGAATGTCGTGTCGCCAACACCAAATATGTTACCTGCGAACGGTGTGGCAAGGTTTTCGCCGCTGAGAAGCGTCTGAACCGGCATTACTGTTCGGAGGAATGCCGGCGTCCCCCGGTCATTATTAAGTGTAAAACCTGTGGTAAAGAATTTAGGCGTCAACCCAAAGACACTGATAGGCAATTTTGCAGCTTTGTTTGCTATCGTCGTTTTCGTGGTGAAAATGGGCTTGAAGCCAAAGTTAGAATATGTCTTGAAGCCATTAGTGTTACATACATCCAAGAGCCAAAGATCGGAAGATATAAAGTTGATTTTCTGCTTCCCGATCTCCGTATTGCACTTGAGATCGACGGCATCTACTGGCACGATCCCAAACGGGATGCTAGAAAGACTGGGTATCTTGAATCTTATGGTTGGCATGTTTGCAGAATCACCGACGCTGAAATTAAAGACGCTGCCGATCTTGAGCAATTGATTATCGAACGTCTCCAAAGTGTGACTACTTGTTAGTTTTCCACAAGGTAACCAGCCCTGTTCTAATGTCCAAAAAGGATGTGTAGCAGTCGCAGTTACAGAGCCAATTTCTGTATTAATGCTCGTCATTGGTCCGTTATAACTTCGTTTGCTTACAGCTTGCACCGAACGGAGACCATCACGCGTAAAAACCTTCATGCCTGGCTTTATCAATTGAATTGGTATATCACCATTTTCAGTACGGACCATTGTCCCTGCCGGAAAACAGACGTGTTCATCATTCGCGGTTAGCCACATCACACTGGTCACCACACCACTCGCCCGGTAGGCATCCAACGAACCCTGCGCATAGGCCCGCGTTGTCTCCGTCTGGGCAATCATCTCTGCCCGGTCTGGCCCAAAAACAGGCAACAACTGATGGATTAACACATCCAACGCCGCCCCACTTTCCACCCAGGCCGTCACCGCAGCGCTCACCCGGTCCAGCGAAGTCGCATTAATCCCCTGGATCAAGTCATACGCGTAGTGCTCGGCCCAGCTGCGGGCCTGCGCATGCACCAAGCGCCAGTTCGCCGCAATCCCTAGCGGCTCAAACCCATTCACCGCCACGCGCACACCCAAATCAGCCCCCGCCGCCAAGGCCGCCCGCAGCGCTTCCGTTGCGCTGCCTGTCGGCAAATTCCCCGCAGCCTCACGCACCCGGGCGGCCACCTCCCTGGGCGCATCATGGCCCGTGTTCGCCGCTGCCGTCACATGCGCATGTTGTTCCTGCAAAGCCGCCTCAAGCCGCCGCTGCGCTTCCTGCTCAATCCGCACCCGCTCCTTTTCCGCCTCATCATCATCCGGCGAAGTCAGTAGCATGGCATTCAGCGTCATCGAATCACGGATAATCCCGCCAAAACCCGGAGACAGACGCGTCTCCCTTCCCTCCTTCCCGGTTTCCCACCGGAGGTGTCATCTTGTCACTGCCCGACGCAGTTGATGTCATCTTGTCACCTGTCATCTTGTCGCCCTGTAGGGTCGGATCGCCAGGATTTGCCGGATTCCCTGCGCCTTGCTCCCGTTCGGCTGAGCTCACGTCGAAGCCTGCCCCTTGCCCCACGGCCACCGGCACCGGCGCCACTTGCTTCGCCTTCACCTTGCTCGCATCCACCTCTGGCAAATAGACCGTAGCGAATTCGACCGGGTCAATCTCTACGCCAGCCTTCTGCATCGCACTGGCGGCCGCATCCGCCACCTGCGCACCCTCCAGCCGCTTTGTCTCAAAGAGCGGCTTCCACTGAAAACAAAACTCGCCACTATCAGGCATGGGCAATACACCCGCCCAAATCAAGCGATTGATGAGCGGACGCAAAAGCATCGGACCCGCATAATTGTTCTGGCGCGTGCTGATCACATTCGCTAAATTGACTTCGTCCTGCGTGCTGGCCAAGCTGCCGCGTTCGCTACCAAATAAAATCCGCTGCGGATACCCTGTCGCCGCCGCGATCAAAGCGACATTAATCATCACAAGTCCAGTGGGATCACTCATCTGGCCGCCCATCGTCGTTGCTTCTAGGTTCTCTGCGAGCAGCCAACGCCGAAGACCATGCACGAACTCCTCGATCTGGTCCTCCAATGCGTTCAAATCGTCTTCACGGATGGGCAACTTGCCGCCTGGCTTCGTCGTCATAATGTGCCCGGCATCCAGCAATTTCCAGGCAGCCTCGCCAGCGCCGGCCATGACCTTCAGCAGGTCAAAAACGCGATTCCAACATGCCTCTAACCGTGGCGTCCCAAACGTATCATTGTTCTCAAGGTTTTCCGCCACATGGATACAGCGTGACCAATGAACCCGCCGCATCAGCGCGGTCGATTGCGACGTAGCATCCATCGTTGTCGTCGCCGTCCACAAATTATAAAAGGCGGGCTTGCCGAACCGTTCGTCATTAATATCCGTCACCATCTGAGGAATCTGGGCGCCACCTTCGTCGAAAGACGCCGTATAAAGTAAATCCTCTGGCCCATGCAATGACCCTTTCTCCAGCGGCTCTTCTAGCGACTTTCCGTCACGCACCCCGAGCAATAACACGCCATACCGCCCGATGCCTGAAACGCAATCTACCCTGTTTAAATAATGGAGTAGCCCCTGCTGCGTCTCCGCCTTTTCACCGACTTTCGACCCATGCGCCAATCGATTCCAGGCTCGGACAAATTCACTATCCTGCTTTGCATCGTCCGATGTGGTCCCATCCAACACATCTGGCGCCAATCGCCACGTCTCGTCAGGTCCCAACCGCACCACGCGCCGGGCAATATCCTGCCGGCGATAGGCGCCATAATAGTCAGCGAAGAGCAACCCCTTCTTATACCCCGCCGAATCATAAATATCACGGGCGCCGTTAAAGCTCACCCCCAGCCGCGACGCCAAGAGCGAGCGATCAAACAGCATCGCATTCGTCATCAGCTTCTTCAGCTCTTTAAACTGCCGCTCCAAATTCTCCCCAGCCATTCACCCCTCCATTAATGACCCACCCCGTGTCAGTCCCCTCCCTGTTTGGGGAGGGTTAGGGTGGGGTAGTTCTTCGACCGACAAGACGTTATTATCACCCCAACA